TCAACCCCAAGCATGGGACACATTGGCTCGTTCAAGGGCCGCCTTCGCCAGCTTCCAGCGCTCGACGCGACGGGTGTAGACCTCGCTCGTCTTGGCCTCCGAGTGGCCGAGAATCGCCATGATGTCGTACTGGCTGCATCCTTGTTCGGCCAGAAGCTCGGCCAGGCCCTTGCGAACGCCGTGGGCCGACAGGTCATCAAGGCCAGCGTCCTTGCACCATGTCTTGAACATCGCCGACATGCTGTCTCCGCTCGAATAGGGCTTGCCGCCGCGCCCCAGCACATAGGTTCCGCCCTGCACGGTCGGCGCTCGCGTGGCGGTCTTCAGCGGCGCAAGAAGGGGGATAGTGACCTCGGACGATCCCTTCTTGAACGGCGTCCAGCGCAGCGCCTCAACGCCGTCGATGACGCATTCATGGCCTCGCCCGAGCATCGTCAGATCCTCGATCCGGCACCCGGTCCACAGCAGCACCGACATGGCGACATGCGCCTTTGAACCCAGCTTATGCTTCTCCAAGAATTTCTTGACGTCGGCGGCTTTCCACGGCTTGGCTCCCTCGCCCTTGACATAGATCGACTTGATGCCGCGCGCCGGATTGTTCTGTAGGTATTTCCGCTCAATAGCCCAGCCGTACATGACGCCAACAGCTTCGATGAAGGCGTCGGCCTGCGCTGGTGTCGCGCCCATGCCGTCCTGCAGTTCGAGCAGCTTCTCCTGCGGGATCAGCATCACCTTGTCGGGCTTCATCAGCAGGCGGTTGAGCAGGTTGCGCTTCTTCTTCAGCGTCTTGTGGCTGGTGGTCTTGGCCTTCACGCGGGCTTCGAGATATTCGAAATAGGTGTTGACCAGCCAGCCGATCGACTTCGGCTTGGCGTAGTCCGACGCCACCTTCAGCGGTTCCGGCTTTTCGCCCCGACGAGCTGCCAGGTATTGGCGCTGGAAGTCCTCGTCGCCTGGACCGCAGTAGATGGGGATGCGCTTGTTCTTCTCGCCTTCCACGCGCACGCGGTAGCGTTTGTTGCCTGACGGCAGCGACTCCCAAAGGAGCCCTGGGTATTCGATCTTCATAGGCCTCACCATTGTTCGAGGCCTTCATCCTTTGTCGCGGTCGTTCCGCCCTCAACGTGGCCGCAGTGGATTTCCACCTGTCCACCGATTACGCACACCTTGTCCACAGGCAGCCCTGACGCCTTCAAAGCAGCAAGGGCGGCGCGGATAGCCGACTGGCTCGCGCGCGTCCTCTTGACCTCCGATGGCGCCAGAGGCCGGCTCACCTTTCCCTCCCCTGTAAAGCAGAGAGGGCAGCGCGACCGGCTTCGGTGATGCGAAAGCCAAGAATACCTGGCTGCCCGCCCCAATGCGCGCAATACTCAACCATCCGGTGCTTGACGAGGAATTCGGCCGTGCGCTTATAGACGGCGCCTCGTCCCTCGATCCACCATTGCGGCGAGCATTCATCGAAGTTCCGAAGATCGGGACCGTTCCCCATCAGCGACAGAACCTCACGCTGCGCCTCTGTCAGCTTGCGCTCAGGAGCCATTACTTCCCCTCCAGTGTAGAGAGGAAGGCGCGGGCGGCGCGGGTGACGGTCATGGCGCTGCCTTTCTCAGAAAGCCGTAGGCGAGCGCGCCGAAGCGCATGTCGTTGTCAGTCTCGCCATGCTTGAACGGGTAGTCGTGGCCGTCGATGCAGCGCATGACGTGGCCTTCTGGAATGTGGTCGTACCATTCCGCCGGGTAGAGCCAGAGGACATTGCCGTCCTTGTCGGGCTCGTCCCATTTCTGGCAGCCGATTTGTTTGAGGGTTTCCTCAAAAAGAGCGGGCAGCTTGGCGAAGTCCATGATAGGCTTCGGAACTGTCAGCCCGTCCGTTCGGTCAAACTGAGGCGTTCTGACTTCGATGGGCTCGCCCGGTTCGGCGCCAATGGCCGCGCGAAGCTTCTCCGCAAACTGCGGGTCGTTCATGTCGAGAACGGCGTCAAACTTAACGGTACTTTTCATCGGTCCTCTCCATGATCACTTCTATTGCCAAAGCCTCCGCCTCATCCAGCGCTGGCCACGGATAAGCAAAACCGCTGTTCACTCGGACAGCATTCGCAAAGCCGGATTCACCGCACACGGCGTGAACCATTGCGTCCAGCGCCTCCCTCGCCAGCTTCAACGCCTCGCCTTGACGTGCCAGTTCGTCTAGAAGAGCGGCATAGAGGTCGGAGCGGACATATTCAGTCGGCTCGCCGTCACTGTCGTCGTCGGGCCAAACCTTGTCTTCGCACCACATGCGGCCTGTGTAGCGATCGGCCGTTTTTTCGCTTTCAAGCCAAATGCGCTCATGGTCGGGCATGGCCCGCTCCTGGTTGGGGTTAGCGGGCATTGGACGGCTCCTGGCGAGCATCAAGAATGAAGCAGGCGATGTGACGGCCGGTTCCTTTGCCTTGTGATCGATCTTCGGTGGCGAGCCAACGCACGTCGCCAAGGTTGCGGACTTCGGTGCCGATGGCGGCAAGGAGCATCAGAACCCATTTATCGACCGGGTATACGAGAACGACCGTCTTGCCCTTACGATGCTCCTCAATGGCCTTGCGAACCCATGCAGTCGGGCCTTTCTTCTTGCCCTGATGGATGATGGATCCGAACGGTGGATTGACATAGCTGGATTTGCCCCATTCGCATGTCAGGCCGTCGAAGCCTTCTGGCAGCGGGAACGGGCAAGGATCGAAGTCGAAGTTGAATTCCGCGTCCAACTCGGCATAGAGTTCGGGTGGCGTCAGCCAGTAGTGTTTCCCGTCATCGCCGTTGCCAACGTGAAACTTGTTCTCGGCCGGCGGCAATTGGTTCTGGTGTAGCGTCGGCTCAAAGCCGAACATGTCGGGTCCGCTCATCCCCGCCCTCTATCTGTCAGTGCGGAGGGGGATGCGGCGAGGGGGCCGGCGAACACGTAGATGCTGTCGCCTGGGTTCAGGTACTCGCTGTTGGTGATGCCGCTATGGACGGCTGGATCATACGCCTCACACCTCACCAAGCCATGTTGTTCGGCGGCTTCGAGTATCTCGCCGCCGCTGGCGTCGGAGCCGTCAAAGCCGACACGACACATCTCCTTCGCAAACTCGGTAAGCTCCACCATCCCCGGCACCGATACTGCGGTAGCGGCGGCGAGGGCTTCGGCGCGGGCGGCTCTGTCGCGCAAGCCTTGGATGACCTCGGCCATCGCAGTGGCGGCGCGATCCTCCTCAATCTCCTGCTTCTCCAGCGCTGCCTTCGCTTTGGCCAGTTCTGCTTGGAGGGCGGCAGGGGCGGTGGCGGGGACCAGCGGCAACAATTTTCTGCCCACAGTCGGCTCAGGCAAGCCGTCGACCAGAGCCTTCACGGCGCCGCCGTCGCTAGTGTAAACGACGCCCTTCTCGTCCATGAAAAGGATCGGCCGCTCGATCAGCCTCTCCACCTCGCCCTGTTCTATGGGTGATGCTGGACGGGTGGGGATGGACGGATCGAGCGGCAACGTGCCGAACAGATAGCAATTCCAGTTCCAATTCACACGCTTGAAATATTCCCGCGCTTCGGCTTCATCATCAAAGATCGCGTCGCCCATGTCGGCGTCTTCGAACCTGACGATGAACTTGCGCGGGGTGTGCTCGCCGTTCTTCATCGGCTGGCACCACGCCACCGGATCCGCCTCTCCTGATGGTGCTGCCGAGGAGGAGGCGAGATAGGCGAATGCGTCTCGCGTCCAAATCGCGTCGGCAAGAGCGTTATGCTCGGTAGAAGTCTGCTTGGGAAGTTCCGGGTTGCCGGCGGATTTGCGAAGCTGCTGAACGTCCATGCAGAGCATCGGCCAGCCTGCCGGAAGGTCCATCATGGTGCCGTAAAGCTGGCACAGCGCAACCCAGTCGTAATCCGCGTAGTACGCCCAAAATTCTGGCTTTTCGCCAACGAATTTGATAATCTCTTGGGCGATCTCGGCGCGCGGTTTCGTCTCCCCGGTGAGATGAGGAAGCACGTTTTGCTTCACCCATTCGCTGGCGCGAGAGCGGTCGGTCTCGGCTGGTTCGGCGTAGTAGGCTGAGCCGTCCGCCTTCACCAGTCCGATGGACAGAAGCTCGATCGTCTTGCCGTCCTCGATGAACTCGGTATCGAACCAGACGCGATTGCTAACCGCCTCAAGATCGCGTGTTGTCTCTGGGATGGCGACAGCGGGGGTGGGGGTCATGTCAAGCTACCTCTGCAAACATGCCGGCATCGCCAGTAAGGCGCTTGCGGGCCATTTCGGCATAAGCCGGGTTGAGTTCGATCAGGATGGCATTGCGCTGAAGGCGGTCGGCCACCAGGCCGGTCGTGCCAGCCCCACCAAATGGGTCTAGGACAGTGCCGCCGGTAGGACAGCCGGCCTTGATGCAGGGTTCGATCAGCGCCGGTGGAAAGGTCGCAAAGTGCGCTTCGGAGAATGGTTGCGTGGCGACTTCCCAAACGCTGCGCTTGTTGCGCAAGCCGGTGCATTGCTCTGCGCGTTCCATGGCGTCCCAGCGATCATTGAAGCCCGCGTGGCGGCGACCGTGGCCCCGCTGCTTATCGACCTTGCCGACAGCCTTTATGGTGCCGTTGGTCTTGCCGGGAACACAGGCACTGCCTGTCTGCGCTTCAACGTCCTGCGAAAGCCGCTCGACCGACGAAAGCGACATCGGCTCCTTGATCGCCTCGTTGTCGTAAAAATACTGGCGCGACTTCGACAGCATGAAGATGTATTCGTGCGCCTTGGTGCAGCGGTCCCGCACGCTCTCTGGCATTGGGTTCGGCTTTGACCAGATGATATCCTGGCGCAGATACCAGCCGTCCTCCTGAAGGGCGAAAGCAACCCGCCACGGAATGCCGATCAGGTCTTTCGGCTTCAGGCCGGGAATGGTAACGTCTTGTGGCCGCAACCCATGGCGCCGGGCCGGCTGTTTCGGGTCAACGCCACCAGCCTGGCCTTTCGCATTCTGGTAGGTATCGCCCAGGTTCAGCCATAGCGTTCCGTCATCGCGCAAGACGCGCCTGACATCGCGAAACAGACCGACCATCCCGGCGACAAACTCTGCCGGCGTTGCCTCCAAGCCCATCTGGCCGGCCACGCCATAGTCGCGAAGACCGAAGTAGGGTGGAGACGTAACGCAGCAGTTCACCGAGCCATCGGGCAGGCCGGCAAGAACCGTGCGGCAGTCGCCTTCGATGATGCGAATGCTCACGTCTCTATCCTTCCGTACATCGCCTTCCAGGGAAAGACTGGCTTGGGGGTGTTGGTCACGGTTGCACCTTTCGCGGCTGGATGCTCTCCGGGTGGACGCCGTAGCTGTTGAAGAATGTCCATTCCGGGCTATTGAGCGGGCCAATGAAGCAGATGGCGGGTCGCGGCTCCCAATAGGGCCAGCCGTCATACATGCATATTTCGATGATCGCGCGACCGTTGAACAGGTAGTCAGAGGGGTTCGACTCGGCATCGCGCCACATCTGCGGCATGTCCTTCGATGACGAATAGGTCCAGTCGATAGGGCCCATGTTTTCGCCGATGCGGACGGTTTGCGTTTCGGTCCTCATCTCATCCTCGCGTTTCGAATGATGATCTCGGCCATGGTGTTGTCACGGTCGCAGCCGTAGAGTGCTAAGGCGACTTGAAGCGGGTCGATGCCAACCGACTGCCAGTAGGCGCGTTCGTCCATTGAGTGCTGGCGGCGATGCTCTGAGGGAGAAAGCGGCACGGCCCAACGGTCATCCGCCTTCTCCGACTTGCCGCGCTCGCGCTTTCCATAGCGAGGATCGGCATAGGAGACGTGGCAGGCCTCGATCGGCCGCGCTCCTGTCACCAGGCACGGAAGCTCATGCAGCCATTTCAGGTAGCCCGCATCCTTCTTTGCCGGCCGCTTCCGATCTATCGGCGACAGGCTGAAGGCAGTTTCTTCGCGGCGAATAGCGTGAGCCATCCCTCACTCCTCCCTCAGAAACCCGGCTTCACTCAGTACGAATGAAAGCGCTTGGACCAGTTCATCGGAGAGGTGCATATATTCGACCTCATCGACCAATCGGTTGTGGAGCGCCCTGAATTCCGGTGAGCGCTCGGGCTTGCGGCGCTGGTAGGAGCGGACTTGCACGGTGCTGGTCATGGCGAAACCGTGATGAGTGCAGCGATCGCCGCCAGTTTTTGCTCATGCTTTAGGGCGTTAAGCACTAGTTGGGCGGCTTTAACTCGATCGTCAAAGCTACGAATGGCTTCCCGGTAACGCTTTTCTGCGGCAACGTGGTCCGCATCCGCCGGCAGCAGAACGTCTTGCACCGTCTTATGCGCCCGTCGCGTTGTCTGGCCGCCCGGCGTTCGAACAAGATACGTTTTGTCGGTCTCGCTCACGACCTCGCCGCGAAACCATGCCCACGTATTGGTGCATTCGAAAAGCAGCTTACCAGCGTTGTCGGTCATATACGTTCTCCGTAGCCATGTGACGGCACGCGACGTTCTGCATGGACGCTCGTATCCCGGCTGGGGAGCTTTACCGGGTGGGCGCGTCTCCAGATTTGGCGGGACTGGCGGATCATGCTGCCTCGCTCCTCTCGCTCACAAAGCCGTAGACGCGCGCCAGGAATTCCTCGGCGCTCTGGAAGAAGGCGATGAACTCGGGCTCGGCCATGCGATCCAGCGCAATGGAGGAGGGGATCGCGACCGTCATGCCGTTGGGCAGGCGCACCAGATCGACAAGGCCGGTTTCGAGCTTGATCACCTCATGAAGTTTTTCGGCGGCGATCGACATGCCTGTGGAGGCCACGGCCTCATGCAGCAGCGACCAGTAGGCGCGGAGCCTATCGAGGTTGCGCCATTCCTTGACATCGAGGCGGACGCGCTGGCCATTCGCAACGCCGTCGAGCGCGCGAAGGTCATAGTCCATCTCGGGAACCAGGCAGTTCCCCTTGCGAATGAAGCTGTATACCGGCTTGTCTGATCGCTTTGCCATGTCCCTTGGCCTTTCCGCCGGAGCCATTTGCGGCCCCGGCTTCTCTGGTTCAGCCTGCTTGAATGGTGGAAACGTAATTGCCGTTCGAGGGGCGGTCCCCTGGGAATGTGTCGTCGTCAGGCAGCCCGTTCAGGATGACTTGCTGGCGCTTGTTGATTTCCTCTCGGGCCACAGTTCGCCAGCCAAGCTCACCGTCCTGCCAGCCCTGAGCCTCGGCGATGGCGCTCCACGCTAGCTTGAACTTGTTCAACTGCGGGATGGTGGTGCATTCGAGCAATTCGCGTTCGAACTCGTCCCAGCGGTCTGGCTTGGTGATGTCGCCGATATCCTTCTTGAGAGAATGGCGGCTTGGCTTTTGTGCTGGCGCGTCTGAAAACTCATGGCGCATCGTGTTGACGTACTTGTTGTCGTCAAACAGACCCATATGGACATCAGCGCCAACGCCAAGGAATTTCAGGGCATTCGTGACCGAGTCGGTGAAAGCCTTCTTGAACGCCTCATCGTCGCTGGCGAGCCCGTATTTGTTCTTGGTAACGGCCTTGTCACCGCCGACGCCGACCAACTGGTGGCGTTCGCCTTCGTGGACGTACCAGACGGAAACGGTGCAGAAGACCAGCTTCTCATCCTCGGCGCCCTGAAGAACCTGGAACTGTGGCGCCTCGATACCCCAGCCGACACCGCAAGGGCCGAACTCTTCCGTCATACGGCGGTAAGACCACATGGGCTTGATGGCGGTTCCGGAAAAGCCGCCGCCGCGCTTGAATTGCGTGGTATGGGACGGGTCGGTCCTGCCGAGAAGATCCCAGAGTTTCGTGTTCTCAGACATCGATCGTGATCCTCTTGCGGCTTGCTTCGGACAGCATGATTTCGGTGAACACGACCTTGGCGCCCTCATGGCCATAGATGCGGGCCAAGTCGCGGAAGATGGTTCTTGCCTGGTATTCGAGAAACCCGGCGCCATAGCCATCAGAGGGCTCGTCGGCGAGCTTCAGCGCGGCATTTAGCATTTCCGTATGGTGGTCCATTATGCTGCCTGCCTTTCCGTCTCTGCCCGAGCGGCGAGCATTAGAAGCGCATCGGCTTCCTCATGCTGGTTTGCCTGCTCCAGAGCTGCTATCCATCCGAAGTAGAGTTCGCGCTGTAGCTGGCTCATGCGGATGAGGGCCATTTCCTCGATCAGGTCGCGGGGCATGTCAGTCGTCCTCACCATAGTTTTCGAGCAAATCCTCGATTGCTTCTTCCTCGGTTCGCCCGTAGCCGTAGGGGCTGTCGTCGGCGCCGAGATCATCGAACCACGCGCACCAGTCGAAGCACCGGACTGGGATGGGCGGGAACACATGCGACGTGATAACCTTCCGCTCCATCACGCAGCCTCCAACTCGCCGGCAAACCGCTCGCGCGCATCCTGGCTGGCGTAGAGAGCCGACTCGATCTTCCTGAACAGCCGCGCCTTGAACGTGGTGTTGTCCTTGGCCGGCCACGGCAGGAGCAGCACGGCATCGGTGCGCTTCATGACGGTCAGGCTGTAGCCCTTGAGCGTCTGGCGCTCTCGCTTTTGCCCGTTGATTGCGATATTCTTGACGTAGAAATCGCCGTCACGCGGGTCGTTCAGCGCAAGCTCTGCAGTTCCCCAGAACGAGCCGAAGTGAACCCCGTCCTCTTCGATCTCGATATCTTCGAACTCGTATTCGACGCTGAAGTCATCGCAAGCGCTCATCTTCGTTTTCCTTCTCTCCCCGATCTGTGAAGCGAATGGGGGATGGTTGGGGGTTCAGGGGGCGGGTTTGCGATGGATGTCGTGGTTGCGGATCGTCGCGGCGACCTCCAAGGCGGTCCACATCTTGCGCAGGACAGCTAGGCGATCGAATTCTTGCGCCATCCATTCGTATGGGCTGATGGTCTCGTCCCCGGAACTTTCCGCGTGAGCAACACCATCCTTGAACCCGTCGCCGTAGCCGCGCATGTAGTCTTCCTTGCGCTGGCTCATCTCTCTGTTCCTTTCTTCCATCTCAGCGAAGAGATGATGTGGGGTTGGTGGTTCAAGCCTACGGACGCGTCCCGAGCCAGAGCAGCAGGGCGTCGAGTGCGATCACCGCAATCGCTGCGCACCAGTAAGCCTGTTCAGATATTTCAATCACCGCCACGCCACCGGCTTGACGCTTGTGGTCAGAGAGTCGAGCAACCGGCCTGTGATGCGGCTGACGAGGTAGCGAGCCTCGTATTCGCTCTCGGCTTCGATGCGCCTGACGAGTTCTCCGCTGTAGGTCGTACAAACCGTGTAGATGCGGGTTTTGGCTGCTGCGCTCATCTTCGTATCTCCCTATCTTCGGCGCCGGGTGGCAGAGTGGGGTGGTGGTTAGGCCGGGAAGTGCCGGGAGACCCAAGCCGTGGCGCGGCGGTCGGCCTCGTCCTCGTCGGCAAGCTGGCGAAGGTTGTCGGCGGCAAGCTCGACCGCATCGCGGATCGAGGCAGCGGAATAAAGAGCCGAAGCGAGAAGCTGCTTGCGGACGGCGCGGGCATTCTTGAGCAAGGCGGTTGTCATTGCGATCTCCCTATCTCTGAGAGACATATTCGCACAAAATGCGAAATAGGCAATAGGGCAAAGTACGATTTATCGCAGAAAGTGCGAATTATTTTCTTGAACGCCGGAATCGCCTGTGGCAGAAAAGGAAAAGCCCCGCGCGTTGACGAGACGCCGGGGCGAGCTGATGGTGAATTTCTTTGGCGAGACCTGCAACCATCAACTGGTAGCTTTGTTATAACATTACGCTGCTGCTGTCAAGGCGTCGCCATCGGGTTGCCGGTCCTTCCACAAAACCGGCGCATGCGGAGATGCCGCTCATCGAGGGCTAACCCGCATAGGAAAGTGCATAAGGTGAGACACGCGGGCTCGGACGGCCCTGAGCGCCCCGCAAGGGTGGATAAACGACGAAAGCGGTGAGGTTTGGGCGCCAATGCCCGATCTACCAGGAGCGCAAGACCCTCAGGAGCCGCCGGGAGCATCCGGCATCCATCTTGGTCGATAATGTGTGTCGAGCCTGTAGGCTACAGAACTGCGGAATCGGATGGGACAGACGTGAGCTACCTCACCCTCCGTCTTTGATATCCTATTACCCATTGGTACCAGTTCGGCCCCAAGCCTTTTGCATCATTTCAACGATCGCCCTTTTCTCTTCCTCGGAACGGCCCCTGAAAAATCGGGTCATCCAATCGTCAAGAGGATGGCGAAGAAGGGATTCCGGCTCGGTCTCCAGAAAGGCGGCAATCCTGACCAGCTCATCATTGTGGGGCTTCTGGCCTTTCAGCCATCGGTAAACCTGGCTGGGGGTCGAGAGGTCCAAAGCCTCCACCATGTCCTTCACGGTCTTCTCCCGATGCTCCATCCACTCGCCGATATAATGGATCTTGAGTTCGGACGGCTTCGAGGGATCGAACGCCGGTTCAATGTTGGCGCGTGGTTTGGTGCGTAGGCGGACAGGCTTTGGCATGTCGCAGATTTTACCAAAGCGGAAAAACGTGTCGTCTGCACAACGTGCGAACTTTGCTCTTTACATTATTCGCATAATCTGCGAAATGTAGGGAATGCCAACCAAAACCGCTTTCGCCTCCTTCAGGAAAAAAGGCACCGCCAAGCGCAAGCTTGACGAGGTTGCCGCACTCTTCGGCGTCAACAAGGCCACGATCATCCGATGGGAGAACGGGGAGGTTCCGCTCCCCGCCAAGCGCCTTAAGGAATTTGAGGACATCACCGGCATCCCGCGCCAGCAACTCCGTCCCGACCTGTTCGAGGGGATGGATGCCTAATGCGCCAGCACCCTCAGTCGCTCGCATCCAGAGCAGGAAATCCCAAGAGCCTTCATCGTGGAGGGTATCAGGGACTTCACAGTCTCGGACGAGATCACCAGCCTGGCGACGATCACGCATTCGTCGGAGATGCCATCCAAGGACCGCTGCGTGACATAGAAAGTCATGCGGAGGTTCCCGTTTCCAAGATCCTCTGGCTGCAAGCGTCCGGTGACGAAGGTATCCGGCACAATGGCCGGCTCGACAAGGGCAATGCCCATGGTTGCCTCCCAAACCTGCGGGGAGGTTGTTGGTATTGTTCCCCGCACGTTCAGGCTGAGACATTTCTGGACACGTTCGCAAGCGCGCTTTCAGATTTTCTAACACTCACCTGTGGAAAAGGTAACGGTCGCGTTAACGGCTGCAATCTCGGCGTGAACGTTTCGCGTCCTGCTTTAGTTAGGAGCCGCTAATGCCTTGCGGCTGCAAAGAAATATCTGTCGCGTCAATAACAGATGATGCAAGCGGGAGGCGCGCATGAGCTACGCAAGCTGGCACGTCGGCATGAAGGTGGTTTGCGTTGACGATCAACCAGCGCATGTGGACCGCTATCCATACAGGGCCAGGATGGGCACGCCACTCAAGGCCGGCCAAGTCTACACCATCAGGGCCTTCCAGACGGACGGAGAGGGAGTACTCGGAGTTCTTCTCCAAGAGGCAACATCGAATCTGAAGCGCCTGAAGGACGGCAGAGAACGTCCCTTCGGCATTGAGCGGTTCCGTCCCGTCAAGCGCCATAAGACATCCATCGAAGTATTCAACCGTATCCTTCGCAATCCGCACGTTCGGATTAAGGAGGACGCGTGACATCACCAATCCTCTGGAGCGTGTCTTTTCGCGCGATCTGTCAGCAAGGGCTCGTCCAAGGTAGGGCGCGCGGTGTCCTTGTACCTCTGACTGAAACTTCCTCCCCCGAAATCCGCGCGTCCGCCACCCCCTTCCAATCCGCTGCATGGTTCCCCTTGGGCAGCGTGATCGCCAGCATCCTCCCTGTCTGGCGTAGACTGGCCCGCCGCTTGAAGCGCATTAACCCCTGTCGCTCTCGCCAGCCGCCTTTTCGTCCGGGGACAGCGGACGATCCTGAATTTCTGCCGGCCCCAAGCACCCGCCGGCAAGGTGTTTTCGTTTCTTCGCATTCCGTTCGTCGATCATTGCAGTGAGGCGGCGAACAGCATCACCCACGCTTTCCGTTTCTCTCCAGTTGTCGTGGGTCAAGTACATCTTTCCCAATCCGCCAGCGGCGCTGGCTTAGTTGCTCACTTCGAACGCCACGAAGGTAGCAAGAGGAAAATTCCAAATGGCGGAAAACCAGAGGCGCGACCGGGAAATTCCACGGCGCGATAGAGAAATGATGCGAGTAGAGAGCATCCAGTTGGAAATGGCTTCAGCCGTCCGTTTGTTGGGTGGGGACGGCTCGGCCAAAGAGCAAGTCAGGAAGGCAGCGCGTGCGGCGCGCCTGCCTCACACGGTGGTCGAAAGACTGCGGTGGAAGAAGATCAAGCGGGTGCCCGCTGATCTCGCGGATGCCATCCGTGAGGCCGTCGAGCGCCACAACGAGGAGGGTTTGGATCGTGCCAGACATGAAGCATTCATCGCCAGACAACAGGCGGCCGTCCTTGCTGCGCGCCTGCGTGAAATCGGTGGCGATCGCTACGGGCCGGAAATTGATCGCCTGGGGCTCGGGCGCTCAGACACTCGGGACAGCATTGATCGCATGGGCTGAGAAAGAGGAACCGAAATGAATATCAAGCGAGCACTGATTGCATCTGCGCTGATCGGCTCTGCCACCGTCATCGCCGCGTGCACCAATGAAGCCAACGTCGCCAGCAAGAACCTTTCGACCGCTGCCGACATGTTCGAGATCAATCGTCGCATCGTTTTCTATAACGGCATCACCGGCGACTACATCCTGACCGTTGAGGGGCTTTGCTCCCTCGGCAACTTCGATGGTTTGCGGCAACTGTCGGTCACATGCAAAACCGGCCCCAACGCCTACAAGAAACACTTCCTGGGCCTCTCAGACAACGTGACGTATTTCGCGGAGCAGATCGAGGCGGCCGGCGTCAGCACCTATCACTATCGAGTGGTGTTCAAGCCATCCACGATCATCCCCGACATCGATGTGAGGTAGCCATGAAACACCACCGCTTCATCGCCCATGACGGGCTTGTCTACAACTACGACACATCAACCGGGCACTACGAACCGGAGATCGAGGAAGAAACCCGCATACCCCTCTGGCGCGGGCTGATCCCTATCGTGCTTGTCGGCTTCGGTGCTGCATTTGGCGCGGCGTATTGCCTGTATAGGGCCTGCGAGGCGCTGCTGGGATGATCCGCGTTGACCTCCCGTGGCCGCCACGCGAATTGCACCCGAATGCCAGGGTGCATTGGTCGAAGCGCGCCAAGGCAGCAAAGCAGTGTCGCACGCTCGGCTGGGGCATGACGCTTACAGCCGGTGTTCGGCGCAATGATCCAGACATTCCGCAGGATCTGAAGGTGACGGCAATCTTCTCGCCGCCTGACAATCGCCGCCGCGACGTGGACGGCATGCTGTCATCCATCAAAAGCTATCTCGACGGCATCGCCGACGTGATCGGCGTGGACGACAGCAAGTGGCAGATCGCCATCAGGCGGGAAGCGCCTCGCAAGGGCGGCGCCGTGCGCATTGAACTGGAGGCAGCATGACCGACTTCGATGCTTTCTGGTCAGCCTATCCGCGCCGAGTGGCAAAGGGCCACGCCAGATCGGCGTTCGACAAAGCCATTCGCAAGACGACGCTCGAAACCATGCTGGCGGCAATCGCAGACTACATCCGCTTCAAGCCAGAGCGCATCGACTTCAAGCACCCCGCGACATGGCTCAATGGCGAATGCTGGGACGATGAGTGGGCCACCGTTCCAAGGGAAACAAGCCGCAGACGCACTTTCACAGATGTCGCGATGGACAGGTTCAATGGATCAGCAAGCGTATCTCGAACTGACACGGATGTTGGAGGGGTTTCCGCTGACGGCAGGGAACCCAGACCTGACGATCAGCGCCTTCGAATTGGCTATTCAGGGCCTATCACCAGCAGCCATCATTGAGGCAGCGAGGCGGTTCAATGCAGGCCTTGTCGAGGGACAATCGGCTGACTACGCCCCGACGCCCGCAAGGTTCGCTCAGGAAGCCCGCAAGCGTCAGGAACACGCCAACCCGAAGCCGCAGAGATCCTTGCCGGTTCCTCGCTATTTTCCCGGCCCGCTGGCGCCGTTCCAAATCAGGCAGCAGAAGCGCTTGGCCGAGAATGCCAACCGCAAGGTCCTCTTCGAAGGCATCAATTTCGACCAGTGGAAAAAACTGAGCGCCAACAAGGAAGTCCCGACCGGGGCGATCTGGATTGCATCGCTAGGCATCGTCTACGGGCCGGCCAATTCTCAAGCAGCAGCGGAGTAACCACCATGCTAGTCGCTTACGCAGGGAAGCTATACGACGAGGAGGAGCAATACGCTCATCCGATGCAGATCAACGCTTACGACAAGTTCATGGCGGGCTGGGATACGCAACGATTGGCGGCCCGCTACCACGTCAAGGAACGCACTGCACTTCGTTGGGTCAACAATGAGCGCAGCCGTCGCCACGGCCTCCCCAGCCCCTACGGTGAGCGGCCATGAGCACTGATCATAAGCGCAGGCGCAATGCGGACAACCGAGCCATGACGGCAGCAAAGAAGGCCGCCGGCCTTACCTATGCCAGTAGGATTGATGCTGCAGATGTGGCGGCTCGCCTTGCCGAGATTCCTCCGGACACCCGCAGCCTCACAGGCAGGATGTTTGGCGATCCACTCCCTGGTAGGTCAGCCCTTGCGAGGCATCGCTGATGGAAACGAGTTGGACCCCTGAAGAAACCTCGCAACTGATGCAGATGATCGAGGAAGGTCGCAGCGCCGCCAAGGCTGCAAGAGTTATGGGCCGATCGCGATCTGCGGTGCTGTCGCGCGCTCGCCGCATGAATGTCAGGTTTAACGGCAAGCCAGCAGGGGGCGGCCTTGTTCGGTTCTCTGCCGAAGAGGACAGGACTATTCGAGAAATGGCGTTCGCCGGCAAGTCTGGCCGGGATATCGCCGAGGCGCTGGGCAGGACGCGCTCTTCCGCTATGAAGCGCGCTAACCGCCTCGGCTGCAAGCTTTGGGGCAAGAATGGGCCTCGTAATGTAGCCCAGCCAAAAGCCCGGGTTGTCAAGCCGCATCCGAGCACCATCGCCATCAAGAGAGAATCGCGCACTCGCGACCCAGGCTTGGCCGCCTATGCGGTTTCATCTGTGGGGCCATTCGTTTGCGGCAAACCGCTGATGATGCTCAACGCCAATGAATGCCGCTGGCCGGTCAATGATGCGGGCCGCGACGAATTGCACCTGTTCTGCGGCCACCCAACTGAGACCTCATATTGCGAGCATCACGCAAGCCGCGCCGTCCAGCCTCGCACCAACAGGTTTGGCGTCCTTCACGAACCGCAATCCTAACGGGGACAGCATGGCAAAGGCAGCTCCTGAATGCAGCAACTGTAAATTCTGGGGAACGATTTCGGACCCGGCACCCTGCAGGCGTCGAGCGCCAAACGCCAACTCAGACGGCAGAGCTAATTGGCCCATCACCAATAGGTCGGATTGGTGCGGCGGACATGAATACCGCCCCTGCGAGCACGTCTGGGACAAGCAGTGGATTGTCGATCACTCAAATCCCAAGGTGCGGCTCCCATGCTGCAGCAAATGCAGTGCAGTTTTGGGCATCGACGCGTAAGACAGCGAGGATAGCGCTATGACGTGGTACGCGATCAGGACATCAGCCGGCGCTCAGATGCCGCAACGCGAATTCGCCGTCGAGACGACGCGGAGCGTGAAGGGCTATCGCATCGTCCCCAGCCTCAACGCCAGCGTCTCGGCGATCGAGCGCGCGCTGACCGATGCCGGGTTCATCCACTACATGCCGGCCGAAAAGCGATTGATCCGAGATCGGCGCCGCACCGATCTCTGGAAGGCAAGGCGGTTCGCGCTCCTAACCGGCTATGTGTTCATCAAGGGACCGTGCAACTTCCTCAAGCTCCAGGAAGTGCCGGGTGTGGCTGGTATCGTCGGCGTTGCCGGGCAGCCGCTTCCCATAGCGCTGGGGGATATCCTGGTGTTGCGCACGGCAGAGGCGCTGTCTGAAGCCGACTTCGACCGGCAGGCCCTCAACAAGCAGAAGGCCATCCGCAAGCGCGCCCGCAATCTCGGCGACAAGAAGCTTATGCGACTGGTCGATAGCCTCAACTCTTCCGGGCTTACAACCATCGGAATCGACGGCACGCTTCTGGTTGCATAGGGGCTTGCAATAGAAAACTTTCGCCTGTATATTTTCTGGAGGTGATTTGGGCGACAGGGACACGTCACGGCTCATCAGCGGGAAATTCACCTTCCCAGCGCTCACCACCTCTTTGCCAAAATCCACCCTTTGCAGGCACCGGACATCGCCGTGAACGGCATTGCCTACGGGTAAGCGCTCCCGATCGCGTGGAGCCGCCTGCAAACCCACAGCGAGGCACGATGAACGAAGATGCGCAGCGCTACGACGCATTCGTTGCCGGCCTTAACCGCGTCACGGACAACGACATCCTGGCAAATGACCTGATGCGCGCCTTTCGCAAGATGCAGGAGAGCCAAGCGCCGATGGAGCCGGAATTCGCGGCTGCTCTCTATTCGAACCGCGCCGAACTCTACCGGCTTTTCTGATGGGCGAACCCCGCCAGATCGAGAACACCGCCAAGCGAGAGATCAACCGCTTCCGCCAGCAGCAGTCCAAGGCTGCGCTGAACAACGCGATCATGCTGATGGCGCACGATTTCAGCTTGGCAGAAGTTGCCGAAATCCTCCGCGCTCATGCGGATCAGATCGAAGAATTCGGCTGACCCCTGTGAATATTTTGATCGGCATCGCCGTCATCGGCGCGTGCATCGCAAGTTTAATCATCGTCGCAGGTTGGGTCGGCAGCGCTTTGTGCAGCGTCGGGAACGGCCTCACCAAACGGGGTTGAGCATGTCAACCCTTCTGAAGGATCCGATTGGGAGAGGTGGCTAAGTGGCACTGCTGCGCTCTCCAGTTCGATCAGCCATAAGGGGTCCAGTCTCCGGGCCCCTCGCAGATAAATGGGCGTCGTCGGTCTCGCAGCTCGCCGCTGGTGCGCTCGTCGTCTTCATGGGCGACAGCATTCTGGAATACAACAACGGCGCCTCCTCTGGCGTCTCGAACTTCAACATCACCGCCAACAATCAAGGCGAGCTTCAGCAGTGCCTGGCGCAGGATCCCCGGTTCAACATCGACACATGGCCGGCGGCCGACACCTATGACGTTCCCTATGGTCGCGGCTTCTACGGCGCCGATCAGGGCTATGCCGGGCAGACCTCGGACACGGTGCTGGCGCGCAAGTCGAACGGCCTGTCGCAAAGCGCCGATCTCTACGTCTGGGCGGCTGGCACCAATGACGGCCTCGAGAACGGTTCGGCGCAGACCAGTTGCATCGCCAACGCGCAATCCTTCGCCAACGATGTCATCGCGGCCGGCAAGAGGCTCCTGATCATCGGTGTACGCCCGACAGGAACGGCGCAGAACACCGCGCAACGCATCGCGGGTCGCAAGGCTGTCAATCTCGGCTTCAAGGCCATCGCTGACGCCAACCCCGGCAAGGTGGACTTCATCGACCTGTGGAGTGCCTACGACCCGAACGCCGACGACATCGTTGATGTGGCGTTCATGGCTGACGCACTGCACCCGACAGCAGCGGGTGCCTACGCAGCATCGGCCCTGTTGCTGCCCAAACTGCAGTCGATCATCGCAGCCGGCGACATCATGGCGCTCAACGGCAATTCCGAACTGTGCCCGGCCATTGCCGGTTCGGGCGGAACGAACTCGGTTGGCGCCAACCTGACAGGAACAGTCCCGGCTGGCTGGACGATCGAATATGCTTCCGGCACGACCGCGACAGCCGTCTCGTCGGTCTCAAATGGAGTGTGGACGCTGGATATCACACCAGGCGCGAGCGCCTCGACCTTCCGCATCCGCCCGACAACGAATGTCACGGTTGTTTCAGGCACCGACTGGGTGAAGATGTCGGCCGACGTGCAGTCTGGTGGCGTCATCGTCTCCCGCATAGAGGACAACCTCAACGTCGCCAACTACTTCGCGGCCGGCTTCCTGCTCGATCCCGCAGTGCAGGCGATCCGCGCGAAGTCGATCACGCCTGTCTGGCTCGCCAAGTCAACGGCGGTGCGTCCAACGGTTCGCGTTGCGGCTGCGGCTGGCGCCGGAGCGTTCACTGCCACCATCTACAGCATCTCATGCAAGAAGCAGACCAGCCCGCGCACACAACGCAATGCAGGCTCTGTGCCCACGGTGAGCGTGGCCCCGACAGCGCCGACCGGGACGCTGACTGTCGGTTCGGTCCTCACGGCCAACGACGGGACGTGGACCAACAATTCGGGCAGCATCGCGCAGACGCTCGGCTATCGCTGGTATCGCAACGGCGCGTTTATCTCGTCAACCACAGGTGTGGCCAAGACCTACACGCTTGTCGCGGGCGACAGCGGGACCACAATCACGTGCGGCGTGTCGGCGGCAAATCCTGCCGGCCGTGGTGCAGAAAGCATTTCTCCAGGCGTCGTCATCGCCTGATCAACCGATAGGGGCCTAAAAATGGCAACTGGCACCACAAGCGGAACCGGCGCCCTTACGGCAGTCGGCCCGAACTACAAGTTCGCGATCAAGATGGACTTCGGCACCGGCTCCGTGGACATCGAAGAGAAGATGCCGTCTGGCAACTGGATCAAGGTCGTCACGGCCATCACCGCAGACTATTCGAACGTCTGGGAATCGCCGGCAATGACCACGATCCGCCTCAATGTCACCTCGCACTCGGCACCCATTGAGTGGGCCGTCATCCCCGGCGATCTGAAATCCTGAAATCCTGCCTAAGAGCAGTGTAGCCGCCCGCCTCGGAAGCGGGCTTTTCACGGTCAAGCAAAGGATAAACGCAAATGACCACTCAGCCCCGCACCTTCAAGTCAATCATGGGCAAGCGCCTTGGCGTCGGTGCCTACGGCCAGCTCGCCGCGCAGAACCCGACTGCCGTCCTCGACATCACGCCCAAGTGCGTTGACGCCTCGATCACGGTTGGCGCCGAAGCCGCCGACGTGCGCGCCATCACCATCACGCTCAAGGATGTTCACGGCAACGCGATCGATTACGCCGAGACCGTCGATATTGTGATGCTGCTCAACTCGGGCGGCACCGACTTCGTGGCCACTGGCGGTTCCACCGGCATTGCCATCGGCGCCTCGGGCAAGCTTCTGGCCATCGTCGCCAAGAAGGTGTTCAAGGCCATCTCGACCACCTCGGGCGTCATCGCTCTCACCTGGACGGACACCGGAACCGAAGCAGCGTTCCTCGGCCTCTATCTGCCGAATGGTACGCGCGTCATCTCGTCCACGCTCCAGAACGCTTAATGAACCCACTCGCCAAGCGGCGCGCAACACTCTCCCCGGCAGAACAGCGCCAGGCACAAGAGGAAGCGCGCCGCCAGATCGCACTGGCCGTCTCCATAGCGGAGAAGAAGGCCAGGCAAGAGACGCAACAGGAAGTCCTCGAAGCGCTCTTTGCGGTCAAGGGCGAGTGAACCGGCTTGGAGGCAACAAGCTTGTCGGCACCACTTGGGAACAAGTTCTGGGAGGCCCGCAGCTCACACGGACGGGCTCCAATCTTCGCGACTCCGGATGATCTGTGGGCCGGTGCCTGTGAATATTTCGCATGGGTGGAGGCCAATCCGCTCTGGGAAGATAAGGTCACATCCTACCAGGGCGCAAATACGCACGAACCGATCGCTAAGATGCGAGCGATGACCGTTACGGGTTTGTGCATCTTCCTCGATATCAGCCGGCAGGCATGGTCTGAGTATCGCGAGCGCGAAGGTTTTGGTGACATCACCGCGCGCATAGACGATATCATTCGCACACAGAAGTTTGAGGGCGCATCGGCTGAGTTGCTGAACGCCAACATCATCGCCCGCGATTTGGGCCTAGCCGACAAATCAGAGATCACAGGCAGGGACGGCGGCCCAATCCGTACAGATGTGACCGACCGGGATCTTGCTAGGGCCGTGGCGCTCCTGTTCTCGGAAGCTATGGTAAATGACGCAGCCGGTTGATCTGCGCCAAATTGAGGCGTTGATTGCGAAGTTGTCGGGCAAGCAGAAGGACAGCCTGAAGTCTCTCGTCGCGCCGAAGCTGGCGATGGCGTTCAAACCTAACCCTGGCCCGCAAACGGACGCGTACTATTCCGACGCGGACGAGTTGTTTTACGGCGGCGCGGCCGGCGGCGGCAAGTCGGCATTGATTTGCGGCTTGGCGATTAACGAGTTCTCGCATAGCCACATCTTCCGACGTGAGGCCACGCAGTTACGCGGCATTGTCGAAGAATTGCGTCGCATCGTTGGGTCTTCTGACGGCTTCAATGGCCAGGATAAAATCTGGAAGTTGCCAGACGGCAAGATGATCGAGTTGGCCGGCGTTAAGGACGAGGCCGATAAGGAGAAATGGCAGGGGCGAGCCGCCCCGCTCAAGGCATTTGATGAGATCACCCAGTTCAGCGAAAGCCAGTTCCGCTACATCATCGGCTGGAATCGTTCGGCCGGCGGCGAAAGGTGCCGTGTTATCGCCACGGGAAACCCGCCCACAACGTCGGATGGCTATTGGGTGACCAAGTATTGGGGTGCCTGGCTAGACCCAACGCACCCGAACCCGGCAAAGCCAGGCGAATTGCGCTGGTACACGACAATCAAGGGCGAGGATGTCGAGTGTGACGGCCCCGATCAGATCGAGGTTGATGGTAAGCCGGTAAAGCCTCGGTCAAGGACGTTCATTCCGTCCAGGCTTGAAGATAACCCCGACTTGATGGAAACGGATTACGCCTCTGTTCTTGAGGCAATGCCTGAAGAGTTGCGCATCCGGCTTCGTGAAGGCCGCTTCGATGCGGCGATCAAGGATACTGCGTTCCAGGTGATCCCAACAGAGTGGATCAGGGCGGCGCAAGCGCGCTGGACGCCAGAGCCCCCCAAGGGCGTCGGGATGTCCGTTCTGAGCCATGACGTTGCGCTCGGAGGCGGGGACGCCAACGCCTATGCCAGACGGCATGGTCATTGGTACGACGAGATTGTATCGGAAAAGCTCAAGGGTTTGGTTGACCCGATCGACCTTGCCGCGCGTGACCTTTCGCTGATGCGGGATGGTTGCCCGATCGTCATCGACATGGGCGGTGGCTACGGGTCGGGCGTCTATTCGCACCTGAAAAACAACGTTCAGAGCCTCACGCTCTATGGGCACAACGGCTCCTCGGAGAGCAAGAAGCGAGCCCGCGACGGCAAGCTTAAATTCACCAACAAGCGGGCCGAGGTCTGGTGGCTGTTCCGCGAGGCGCTGGAGCCAAATCTGGGTGAGCCAATAGCGCTCCCGCCCGATCCTGAACTGCTGGCTGATCTAGCAGCCCCGACGTGGAAGTTGGGTAAGAACGGCATCCTGATCGAAGCCAAGGAAGACATCAAGAAACGGCTCGGCCGCTCCCCCGACAAAGGCGATTGCGTCGTCAATGCCTGGGGGTACGGCGAGAGCAGCGTGTCGGCACGCATTCGCACCCACTCCAATGCAAACGGCCGGCGGCCAACTGTGGTCCTCGGTCATTCCAACATGAAGAAACGGAGAGCCTGATGAGCGGTCTTTTCGGCAGCAAGCCAAAGGTGGCCGATCCCACCCCCATGCCCGTACCGGACGATGCAGCCTCCAAGGCCGCCGACCTCCGCCAGCGCCAACAGGTTGCAGCGCGCACCGGTCGCGCATCCACGATGCTGTCGCGCCAGAATGGTGGGCAGGCTGGTACCACGAGCTACGGCAATAGTTTGCTAGGCCAAGCCGGTTGACATCGCGCCTACTTAGGTTCTGTGAGGCAAGCATACGCCTCTCGGACATGTACAGAAACCAGAGTGCTTTCGTCGGTTCCGTGCATGCAATGGCTGACCCGCTAAAGGCGACAGCTATGCTACGGGCTAGGATGCATGCTGGTAACGGCCAGAACTTTGAGCGCGCATACGACAGGCATTATGTCGGCTTGAAAGGTGAGCAAGCCTTTGCCGAATCCTTCCGTGAACCGATTGTCTACTGGGATCAGCCCAGCGGTGATAATGGTGAGGATTTCTGGGTGCCCCTCTTCTTCGGCGAAGATGGGTTTGGTTCATTCTCAGTTGACGTGAAGACCTCGCGTCGCGCATCCGCCATTGTCGTTCCTAAAGGCAAGGTGCGGGCGGATATCTATGTTCTCGCGCATTACGACGACGCAACCGACACAGCAAACCTCATCGGGTGGCAGTGGGCGAAGATTGTACGAGAGTCGCCTGTGCGGCGCTTCAGCGAAGAATGTCATTTCTGCACAGCCATTAGGCCTCTCAAAGACCTAGCCGTGAATTCCGTATCCCTCTGGACAGAGGACGGCCCGCCGGTTGTCCCGGCGGAGTGGGGCGCCGTTCGATTGGTGGTGAGCAACTAATGGACTCACGTGCTAAGGAATTGGTCTCCATCGGGGATAAGCTCTTCGCAAAAAAAGAGCAGTGGAATTCGCTGAACCAGGAGGTTGCCGAGTACATCTATCCCATGCGCGCGGACTTCACCCAGTCCTTCACGCTGGGCGATGACTTCTCCATGGATCTGATGGACTCGTTCCAGGTGCAAGCGCGGGAAACGCTGGGCAACACCATCGGAGCGCTGCTTCGTCAGGGCGACTGGTTCAAGGTGCAGACCGGTCTCGATGAGATTGACGAAGACCCCGCCAATGCGCGCTGGCTTGAGTATGCGACGAACCATTTCCGCCGGCTGGTCTATGACCGCAAGGCGAATTTCGTGCGCGCCACCAATGAGGCCGACCACGACTGGGTAGCCTTCGGCAACCCGGTCCTGTCGGTGGAGGAAAGCCCGGATCGCACGCACTTCCTGTTCCGGACCTGGCATCCGAAGGAATGCGCGTGGATGCTGAACCAGGTCGGCAGGATCGACCACAATCAGCGCAACATGCCGATGACGGCGCGCAACATGAAGATGCGCTGGGCGAAGAGCCTGCATCAGGACGTGATCACAGCCGCAGAGAAAGACCCGGCGAAGGAATTCAAGGTTCGGCATATCGTCCTGCCATTCGATGAGATTTACGGCGACGACAAAGCCAAGCGGCGCCAGTACAAGGACAACCCGTTCTGCTCGCTCTACGTCGACTGCGAGCATGAAATGGTGCTGGGCGAGGGGCCGCTGCCGGTCTTCAACTACATCATTCCGAGGTGGCGGACTGTATCGAGTTTCCCGCAGGCGTTCAGTCCTGCCGCTATCAATTCGCTGCCCGACGTTCGGATGCTCCAGTCGCTGGCGCGCATCCTTCTGGAGCAGGGCGAGAAGGCGGTTGACGCGCCGATGTTCGCGCGCGGGGAAATCTTCCGCGATGCCGTGAACCGCTATGCCGGCGGCCTGACCTATGTGGACCTCGAGGCGGACCAGAAAATCCAGGATGCCATCTTCACGGAGCAGCCTTCAAGCGGCCTGAGCTTCGGCATGGAGATGAAGCAGGATGTGCGCAACCTCATTGCGGAAGCCTTCCTGCTCAACAAGATCATGCTGCCGCCACAGCAGAAGACAGCCTTCGAGACGCAGGCAAGGCTAGAGGAATACCGCCGCGCCATCCTGCCGTTCACCGGGCCGATCGAGAGCGAATATCATTTGCCGTTGTTGGATGTGGCGTTCCAGATGGCGATCAGGAACAACGCCTTCAAGATCGATGAGATGCCCAAGGCGCTGAGCGATCGGGAGGTGACTTTCACCTTCGAGGGTCCGCTCAACACGGCAGAGGGCAGGCAGAACGTTCAGGCCTTCCAGGAATCGCTCCAGCTCGTCGCGGCTGCAGCGGAGATCGACAAGTCTGTTGCAACCCTCATCGACTGGCAGAAGGCCACCAAGGACGCCGTGCGGGGCACGCAGGCGCCGGCCGACTGGTTCAACGATGAACAGGTGCAGCAGGACGCGGCGGACCAGCAGAATACGGTTGATGGCCTCACACAGGCTGCCGCCGCGCTTCAGGGCGGGGCAGAGGTAGGCAAGAGCGTTGCCGATGCTTCTCTGGCTCTCCAGCAGGCCGGCATGATCCAGCAGCCGGCGGTGGCCGCGTGAGCGATCGGCCGCAGATTGGCAGGGTCGCGGAATTCATCATCATGTCGGGCTGGATATTGCTCGTTGTGGTCTGTTTCTGCACCATCTTGGAGGTCTGCTACCTCGCGATGAGCGGGGCGGCCATTAGTGACCCCTTGCAGAAGTTGGCTTTCACTTCGACCGGGTTCCTTTTCGGCTCGTTCCCATCCATGGTCAAAGATTTGATCAATGCGCGGTAGCGCCCTGTTGCTCCTCATTCTTCTGGCGGGCTGCGCCTCACACCGCGATATGTCACGTGAAACATCGATTGGGCTCACGGAGCTTTTGAAGCACGACCTGAAACACCCATAGGAGGCAACTATGGCAAAGCCTACGGAAATTAGCATCGAAGACGCCCGCGCCATGTCCGCCAGCGGTGACTCACTGAGGGTCATAGCGGCGAAATTAGGGTGCAGCCCACAGACGGTCTCTAGGCGCCTACTTGGAAAGGATCACATATCCATTCCTAGACCACAAAATCCGGTTGATGCGTGGTCCGACGAGAAGAAGGCCAATGTTAGGGCGCGATATGCGGAAGGCTGGTCGCGTCGAGACTTGGCAAAAAAGCTTCACGTGACCGAAGGGCAACTGCGCCCGCTGCTTTCTGAGACTCAGCCGAATGTAAGCCATGCAGAAAAGGTTGGCTTCGCAGTTAAGAAGCACTTCTATGCCGGGGTGAATGACGCAGCCGCCTGCCGTTTCGGCACAAAAGCTCACGAGATCGAAGAACTGTGAGCGAAGCCCATTCGCCGGCCGCCTACGACAAAGACACCCTCATGGCCATTCGCGCCGTGATCGCCGGCAGGGCCAATGAAGGCCAGCAGCAGACGGCAATGGACTGGATCATCAACCAGGCCAGCAACTACTACGACCTGAGCTACCGCAAGAATGACAGCCATGCCACGGCCTTTGCCGAGGGCAGGCGGTTCGTCGGTGCCCAGATCGTCAAAATGCTTCGCGCGGAAACCCTGAAGGCAGTTGAGGGCAAACCGGCGAAACCAGTTCGAGGCAAGAGGCAAGAGGCAGACAATGGCTGAGTTGGCAGACCCGACTCCTACACCCGATCCCACGCCGGCACCGACCCCCGATCCGGCACCCGCACCTGTATCAACGCCCGACCCAGCGCCGACGCCAGACCCGGCTCCTGAACCGAAATCGCCATGGGGCGACAACTGGCGCGAGGAAATGGCATCTGGTGACGAGGATGTCGCCAAGGCCATTTCTCGCTATGGTTCGCCCAAGGGCGTGGCGCGGGCTCTGCGTGAGGCGCAGGCGACGATCAGCACCGGTCTGAAGCGGGCCAAGCCTGACGGCAAAGACGAAAAGGCCATGGCCGAATGGCGCAAGGCCGAAGGCATCCCGGATGACCCGACCGGCTACAAGCTGCCGGAGACGGTGCAGAAGCGCTTGACCGACGAGGACAAGCCGATCCTGTCCAGCTTCACCGAGTTCGCCCATGCCAAGGGCGCCCGGCCTGATGTCGTGGACATCGCGGCCGAGTGGTACATCGACATGGCGGAAGCCGCGCAGGCCAAGCAGATCGAGGCCGACAAGATCGCCTCAGAAGAAGCCGAGGACGCGCTGCGCAAGGATTGGGCGCACGGCGAGTACAAGGCTAACACCACGATCGCCCGGCGCTGGATCGAGAGCGTTCCCGGCATCGGCGCGAAGTGGGCGGAGGCCCGCGTGGACGGCAAGCGTCTCGGGGACAATCCCGAGTTCATTGCCTGGGCCGCCGACATGGGCCGCGAAAAGTTCGGTGACGTGGCCTTCACCTCCTCCGATAGCGAGCGCAAGCACGCCGCGCGCAAGGAGGAGATCGAGAAAATAATCGGCACTGACGAGTACTACGAGAAAGGCCTGGACCGCGAGTACGCCGCCATTCTCGAAAAGGAACTCAAGCGCAAGAAATAGGAATTCCCTGACACCCGTCAGCGGATAGCGCTCGCTCCGGCGAGCCTTTTTATTGCCTCACTCGGCCACCCCGGCAACGGCTCCGAGACCGGCAATCTACCTGCCTATGACGTGAAGCTCCGAATGCAACCTGGCCACCCCTCGCAAGAGGCTCCGGGAACGCCTTCGGCCACCCTGCACGACAGCGGCTCCAAAACCCTCACAACCCTTTGAAAGGAACTGATCATGGCTATCGAAGCCGCAATGATTCAGTACCGCAAGGAGTTCGTTGGGGCTTTCGAGCAGCGCGTCAGCCTGCTCAAGGCCATGACGACCAAGGAAGCGGTGATCAGTGGCAACCAGGCCACTTTCCTCGTCTCCGGCTCCGGTACTGATACCGCAGTCACCCGTGGAACCAACGGCCAGATCCCGTACGGCAACCCCACGAACAACCAGAACACGGCCACGCTCGTTGAAAAGCACGCTCCGTACGAGCTGACCGGGTTCAACATCTTCGCTTCGCAGGGCGACCAGAAGCGCGTCATGCAGAATGCGTCGATGGCGGTCATCAACCGCGACATCGATCTCACGCTGCTTGCCGAACTGGCCAACGCTACCCAGGACTATCCTTCGACGGCGCAGACCGCCTCGCTGCAGATGGTTGCTGGTGCACAGGCCATCTTGGGCAACGCGGACATTCCGGTGGAAGACGAGAACAACATGTTCGCGATCATTTCCCCGGCGTTCCGTGGCTATCTGCTTCAGACCACCGAATTCGCCTCGGGCGACTACGTGGACGTGAAGCCGTTCGGCGGCCCGGCGCGCAGGATGTTCCGCTGGATGGGCATCAACTGGGCGGTCTCCAGCCGCGTCACCGGCCTCGGCACGGCGGCGGAAATCTGCTATCTCTTCCACCGTGACGCCATTGGCTACGCGGTGAACGTGGGCGAGGAGAAAATCTCCATCGGCTACGACGAGAAGCAGGACACGTCCTGGACCCGCGCCACCGTCTTCCACGGAGCAAAAATCCTCCAGAACACCGGCATCGTGAAGTGGACTCACGACGGCTCGGCGTTCGTTGCTACGTAAGGAGAACGGACAATGGCTTACACTGCTGACAACCTCGCCATGGTCATCAACCCGGTGGGTGGTGCCATGCCGCGCGTGTTCCTGTACCTCAACGCCACTCCGGATGCGGACGCCACCATCGTTGGTGCTTCGTATTTCTCGGACGGCGTGACCAAGGGCATGCGCGTTGGTGATCTTGTCGATGCCATCAACGTGGGCACCGCCAAGTACAAAAGGTATCAGGTCGCATCGGTCTCCGGTGCGGCTGCGACTGTCGCGGCTCCGACCGCGATCACCTGATACGCAGCTCTGCGGCTTCGGTCGCGAGTTGCCTCCTCGTGGTCGAGGGGGCTGGCCGGATTGCGCTGGCCCCCGAACCACCTTCAACTCATGAGGCAAACATGAAGATCCCCGCGAACACGGCGATCAACAGCGCTGATTTCACCCGCACGCTTCGGCGCATGATCGTCCCCAATTCCATGACGATGGAAGACGTTGCGGTGCCCGGAAACTGGGCCAACGTCTTCTCAAAGGTCAGGGCCCATGACGAAGTGATCGTCATCCCGGAAGACCTGACATGGCGCCTGCATCTGCTGGTGGTTGAGACCGGCGTAGGCTTCGTCCGCACCGCGCTCCTCCATGCGATCGACCTGACCAAGGCAGTTGCCAAGGTGCCGGCCGTCGAACAGCCTGGAGATGTCTCCAAGGACGCTCCAGAGCCGCCCGAGGGCTACACGGTGAATTTCGCGCCGGCCCACAAGTGGCGCGCGATGACCAACGATCCGCACATGGTGGTGAGCAAGGACCATCGGACGCGGGCTGAAGCGGTTGCAGCCGCCATGGCGCATTCCAGGAAGGCATCCGGGCTCGCCGCATGACCACGATCGCCTTTCGGTACGGCACGCTGGCCGCCGATAGCCGGATGATGAACGGCGGCTGGATTCACCGCTATACCGCCGACAAGCTCTTTCGCTTGCCTGACGGAAGCATTGTCGGTGTCACCGGCACCTATGCTGAGGCCGTGGCATTTGTTGCATGGCTTCAGGCTGGGGAGAACGGCGATAGACCGGCGCTCACGGAATCGACGATCATCCGCCTACGCAAGGACGGCTCCTTGACAATCTATGAGGCCGGAGCATCGTTCGATGTGACGACTGAGTTCGGCGCATGGGGCAGCGGTTCACCGGCCGCCAATGCCGCCATGTACATGGGGGCCGATGCTGCCAAGGCCGTCGAGATTGCCGGGCTGCTTGATGACTGCACCGGCGGCAAGATCGTGACCATGAAGTGCGAGGTCTGACATGGCCACGAAACTGTCAATTTACAAATCGGCGCTGCGCTATCTCGGCAACGCGGCCGGCGTGGCAAGCCTCACCGAGGCAAGCCCGGCCCGCTACGCGCTGGATGATGTCTGGCAGGAAGCCGGCGAATACATGTTCGCCAAGGGCCTGTGGAACTTCGCCATTCGTTCGTCCGAGTTCCAGAACGATGAGGATGTGGAGCCGCTGTTCGGCTACCAGTATGCGTTTTCCAAGCCAACCGACTGGGTGCGCACGGTTTCCATCGGAACCGACCCGACATTCCTTGCTGGGTTTGAGGATTTCGCGGACGAGACCGCCTATTGGTATGCGGACAGTCCAACCCTCTATATCCGCTACGTCTCGAACGATGACGACTATGGCTGGAACATCGGCGCATGGCGCGAGCCGTTCGCACAGGCTTTCGCGGCCTATCTCGCATTCCAGTGCGCACTGCCGATCTCTTCCGACAAGGGCACCCGCACCGATCTGTTCAACCTCTCCAAGGCGCTGTTGAGCGAAGCCAAGGCGCTCGACGCGGTGGATGAGCGCGTGGCCTATTCGCCGGCTGGCCGCCTTGTCCAGTCCCGTTTGCGCAGGGGTTCGCTTTCCGGTACGAGGCGCGGCCTCTAGATGCCTCGCATCAATACCTACCTGCAAAGTTTTTCCGTAGGCGTGCAGGACAAGAAGCATCTGCCGCGCGTCGATCTTGAGCGGATGCGGCTGGCGGCGGAACAGCAGACCAATTTCCTGCCGCTCACCAGTGGCCCAGCCTTCATGCGCCCTGGCCTGGAATACATCTCCACCACGGACAGCAACGATATCTGCCGAGTGAAGGAGTTCGTCTTCGGCGCTACCGATGCCGCCATGCTGGAATTCACCGACCAGCTTATGCGGGTTAAGGTGGATGATGTCACGGTCACCAGGCCGGCCGTTACGGCAGCGGTCACAAGCGGGGATTTCTCCTCCAGCACGGGATGGACGCTCACGGCCACTTCTGGCGCCACCAGCACCGTCTCGGGGGGGTATCTCAACCTCACGGCCCTTGCGCGGGGCTCGAAAGCCTCTGCATCGCAAACCGTCACCGTCAACCAGATCGGCACCGAACACGCGCTTCGCATCATCGTTGAGCGCGGCCCGGTAACGCTCAGGGTTGGTTCGACCTCGGGCGGCGACGAGTATATCAATGAAACCTCTCTTCGGACGGGCACGCATTCCCTTGCGTTCACGCCATCTGGGGCTTCGTTCTATCTGCTCTTCCAATCCGAACTGGAGCAGCTGAAGCGCGTCGATAGTGTGACGGTTGAAGCGGCCGGCATCATGACCTTGCCGACGCAATGGCTTGAGGCCGATCTGTTCAAGATGCGCTTCGCCCAGTCGGCTGACGTGGTGTTTGTTGCCTGCGATGGTTACAGGCCGCAGCGCATCGAGCGCCGCTCCACCCGCTCCTGGTCGGTTGTCCGGTATCAGCCAAGCAACGGACCCTTCACTGTTGGCACTACCAGGGATATCAAACTGACGCCAAGCGTCGGGGAAGGGAACGGCACACTTACCGCCTCGGCTCCTTTCTTCAACTCAGACCACGTTGGCACGCTGTTCTCGCTTTTCCATGAGGGGTTCGAGTGCTCCACGAACCTGGCTGGAGGTGGTGAGTACACCGATGCTTTCCGGGTGACGGGGGTTCAGGCCACCGACTACAATGACCGCAACTGGACCTACACCGTTAGCGGCACATGGGCTGGCACCCTGCGCTGGCAAAGATCGTTTGACGGCGAGGATCGGGGCTTTAAGCGGTTCCCATACCTCAACAACACATCAACGATCGACATCACCGGAAACCTCGGCACATCCAATAACGACGACGAGGACGACAACGCGGTCATCTACTACAAGCTTGGGTTTGAAGAGGGCTCGTACACCTCTGGCGTGGCAACGATCACCGTTGACTATGACGGCGGGGGCGGCTCCGGTATCTGCCGCGTCACCGCCTACAATAGCGCGACTTCGGTAGATATCGAGATCCTGCAGCCGTTCCACGCCGCAAAGGCTACCGATAACTGGCGCGAATGCGAATGGTCGGCCAATCAGATATGGCCGTCTGCCGTTTCGTTCGCAGAGGGTCGCCTGTGGTGGTCTGGCGATGACCGGCTGTGGGGTTCGGTCTCGGATGGCTTCGAGGATTTTGACGACACCGTAGAGGGCGACAGCGGGCCTATCTCGCGTTCCATCGCCACGGGTGGTGTCAACGACACGCAATGGCTCCTTGCCCTCCAGAGGCTGCTTGTGGGCACGGAGGGCGCGGTTTCCACCGTCAAGTCGTCATCGTTCGATGAGCCGCTGACGCCGACCAATCTTTCGATCAAGGATTCCTCCTCGACCGGGGCTTCCTCCGTTGATCCGGCCCGCGTCGATACCAGGGGCGTGTTTGTCGATCGCTCTGGCAAGGCGCTGTTCGAACTCTCCTTCGATGGGACCAGCTCCGACTATAACGCCACGCAGATGAGCAAGCTGGCGACGGACCTGTTCACCTCGGGCATCAAGACGCTTTCGGTGCAGCGCCGGCCGGATACCCGTATCTGGGTCATCAACAACGACGGCTCCTGCGTCTGCATCGTCTATGAGCCGCTTGAGGAAGTGCTAGCCTTCATCCCGATCGAGACGGATGGCGATTTCGAAAGTGTGGCAGTCCTGCCCGCCGACGATCAGGATCGCGTCTATTTCGTGGTCAACCGCACCATCAACGGTTCGACGGTTCGCTACATCGAGAAGATGGCGCTCGATACCGACGTCAAGCCGATGACGCAATGCAAGGTGATGGATGCATTCGCCTACGGCACGAATGGCCCCGCTTCCACAACCATCCATGTCGGCACGCATCTTCAGGGCGAAAGCGTTGTGGTCTGGGCTGATGGCGAACCGCTGGTGACAGAGGTCAACGGCTACACCGTGCCGAACACCTACACAGTCAACGGCAGTGGCAACATCACGGTTGGCTCGGCGGTGACGGACTGGGTTGCAGGGCTTCCCTACACCGCGCGCTACAAGTCGTCAAAGCTGGCTTATGGCGCTGCCGGTGGGACTGCGATGCTCCAGAAGAAGAAGGTCGATGAGGTCGGCCTGATCATGACTGATTTCGTTCGGGCCGGCATCCGCTATGGATCTCAGTTCGACAATGCGGAAAGGCCATTGTTCCCGCCGCCAGTCCAAAAGGGTGGGACCACGGCGCCGGCTATCGTTCTCAGTGATGTGGATGACGAGGAGCCGTTCGTCTTCCCAGGCGAGTGGAACACAGACAGCCGCGTTTGCGTCGAGTGCGCCAGCCCGAACACGGCGACACTGATCTCTATGGTTATATCGGTCACGACCAACGGCTGATGCTCACCATCCACCATGCCGACCCGTACAGCGTGGCGGTGGCTCTGAACGTCGTGATCGACTGGCCGGCCATTGCCTATGTCGGGATCGATGATGACGCTCTGGTGGGCTCCGGTGGCCTGGCATGGGGCAATGACAGGTGTTGGGTCTGGTTCTCCATTCTGGAGCCGAAGCCGCAATATGCGCTGCCCGTTCTTTGCATGATGCGCAAATTCAAGAAAAAGGCCGCCCAACTGGGTGAGCGCTACGTCTATGCGATCCGCGATCCGCAATACGAAACCTCGCCCAAACTGATGAAGCTGGCGGGCTTCGAGTTCTTTGCGATCGAGGACGGACAGGAAATCTTTCGATGCGAAATTGGGTGATGGTCTGATGGCAGCATTGGCGGCTCTTAGTGCCCTGCTTAGTGGCGGCACGGCGGCGGCAGGCACCGCTTCGGCGGGCTCGACGCTCGGCGCGATCGGCAGTGTCGTATCCGGTGTCGGCACGGTCGCGGCAGGCGTTGCCGAAAAGCGCGCCGCCGACTTCGAGGCCGCACAGATGGAGCAGAAGGCCAAGGAAGAGGTTGCCGCATCCCAGCGTGACGCCATAGCCAAGCGCAGGGAGGGCTCGATCCTCAATTCCCGCGCCCAAGCTATCGCGGCTGCCTCGGGTGGTGGCGCCGGAACGGATGCGCCAACCATCGTCAAGCTGATGGGGCAAACTGCGGGCGAGGCTGACTACAATGCCCAGACGGCCATGTACGGCGGCTATTCCCGCTCTGCCGGGTTGAGGGATAGTGCCAAGGCTCGCAAGGCCTCGGGCAATGCTTCCCTGCTGGGCTCGGTCATTGGCGGCTTCGGCCAGACGGCCAGCGGCCTCTACAAGTCGGGCGTGTTCGGCTGATGGCTCGACTTCCAACCGCACTGGACCTTAGCGGCCCGGTCGCCCTTCAGTCCAAACGCGTCATTGCCTCGATCGATACGAGTGGCATTGGTCGTGGGCTGGCAAGTCTTGGCGCTGATCTCCAGCAGATCGGCGCAGAGCGCCAGCAGCAGCAGAACACCGTGGATATCGCGCGGGCAGAGGCCGAGAAGACCAAGGGCCTCCTGGAGGTCCAGGACCAGTTCAAACACGATCCGGACTACGCGACCTATAACAAGCGCGCTTCCGCACTGACGGGCGATGTGGTCAAAAAAGCCGCCAACCTGATCCGTGATCCGCAGATGCGCGAGCGCTGGTCGATCGGCGCTGGCACAGATGCCTTCCGCGTCAACAACGGCATCAACGATCATGGCGTCACGGTCCAGCGCGAGGCCGAAACCGTCGCCTTCGACAACGCGCTTGAGACCAACCGCCGGCTCTATGTCGATCCGAACACGCCGGCCGACGTAAGGGCCAAGGCCAAGGCCGACATTGCCGGAGCGATCCAGCAGGGACAACAGGCGGGCCTTCTCGACCCGAGCCAGGCAGAAGCGCGGCGCAAGCAGTATATCGAGGATGCCGAGTTCAGCCGTGGCAAGCTGGCGGTCGATCAAGATCCTTCGATCATCTCGAAGCCGAAAGGACCGGTCGCCGGGATCGTAGCGGCAGCAGCAGCGCGGCATGGTGTTCCGCCGGCAATCGCTCTCGGCATTGCCCAGATCGAAAGCGGGATGAACCCGAATGCCAAGGCGGGCACATCCTCTGCCGGTGGGTTGTTCCAGTTCGTGGACGGCACTGCGGCTCAGTACCATCTCCGCAACAAGTTCGATGCGGCAGCCAACGCCGATGCCGGCGCCAGGCTGACGGCAGACAATATCGCCGGGTTGAAGCGTGACCTCGGCCGCGACCCGACACCGGGTGAAATCTACCTTGCTCACTTCAGTGGCTATGGCGTGGCTGAAAAGCTCGGCAAGGCGAGTGACGATACTCCGGCGAGCGCCGTCTTCAGCCCGCAGGCTATCGCGGCCAATCGCTCGATCCTCGCGGGCAAGACAGTTGGCGAGGTGAAGGACTGGGCAAACGCCAAGATGGCGAAAGCCATCCATGAGGCCGGGGCCGGCGATAACCCCGATTGGTACAAGGCGCTTTCTCCAGAGCAGCGCTATGTCATCGACAATGAGGTAGACACCCGCAACAACCAGATCGCCGCCGAGACCCGCGCCAACATCGATGTCGCGACCACCAACGGCCCGGCCGCGATGCTCTCGACGGGGCAGTACACCGGCACCATGCCGAGCCAGGAGCAGTTCTTCCAAGCCTACGGGCCACAGGAAGGCGCATCTCGCTATGACTCGTTCGTCGCCTCTATGCAGACGAGCGAGCAAGCCTACTCCATGCGCACGATGTCGGCAGAAGACATCCAGTCGATGGTGAGCGCGGCCAGGCCGACTTCCTCGGGCGACGATGCTGCGTTGCAGGCCAAGCGTTATGACACTCTGGCGAGCGCTCAGGAAGCCACCATCAAGGCGCGGGATGCCGACCCGGCAAGCTATGTGCGCAATGCCTTCCCCGCCGTCAACGAACAGTGGAACAACGCGCAGAGTGCCGGCAACTATCAATCGGCGGTTGCCGCTTCGATAGCAGCGCAGCAGCAGATCGGCATCAAAGACCCCCAGCCACTGCCCAAGGCCATCGCTACCAGCGCAGTCGGCGTGTTCAAGGACGAAGCCCAGCCGCAGGCCAATCGCATCGGCGCCGTGGCGAGCATCGTCATGGCCACCAACGACCCGGCACAGCGCCAAATGTTGTTCAACCAGATGGTCGCGGAAGGGCTGCCCGACATCACGCAGGGCGCATTCGAGGCGCTTTCGCGCGGCGATCAGGGCGCGGCTCAGCGTTTGTTCCAAGCTGCCATGGTCGATCCGACCAAACTGGCGGGCAATATCCCCGGCGACATCAAGCCGGCGAATATCGATGAAGCCGTGCAAGCCTCCGTCATGGATCAAGGCCAGATCGGCGACATCTACTACGGCCTGTCCAACGGCACGGCAGACAACTACACCCGCGCCTTGCGGGATTCGAAACTGATCAACAACGCCGTCAACCTTCGCCTGCGCAATGGCGAGACGATGGACCAAGCAATCGCGGGTGTGTCAAAAGACCTGTACGGCGATGTGTCCGTGGTGGACGACGCCAACATGCAGATCCTTGTGCCGAAGAGCGAGGATGCAGCGACCGTGAGCGCTGGATTGACCGCCGCGCTGCCCGATGTGCGCGCGGCCATCACGACCGCGCTGGCGGTCCCGGCCGACGCCAAGGCAACCGATGGCACCAAAGCCATTCTCACCGCCGCCGCCCAGCAGAAGACCGACGACATCATGGCGAACGGCTACTTCCGTAACTCTGGCGATGGCTATGTGTTCATCGATCCGAAGACCAGCCTTGCGGTTGCGGACCAGTCTGGCAACCCGATCATCTTCAAGCCGAAGGCGCTGCAGGCGGCACAGCCACAGTCGGGCGGCTCGCTTTCCGACTTCCTCGGCAATACGGGTGACGCCTATGTCTCGCCCGATACCAGCCTGCGTGACGGGATGATGGCGCAATGAGTGGCGTCTATTCGATGACAGGCGGGCCGACCTATACCGGCGCCACTGGCGGAGAATGGATGCAGGATGCGCTCGACACGCCGTTGAGCCTCTATTCGACGCTGGAGCAGAGCGCCAAGACCGGTGTGCTGGAATCCTTCGGGCTTGGCACCGCCATTCGGCATTTCACCATGCCGGAGGAGGCTCCGACCACTCCGGGCATTACAGCCGATCCAGGCGAGCGGGACTTTCTCAAGAGCCGCTGGGAGACGCCGGAAGAGTTGGCCGCGCGCAGGCAATCAATGGGAGCCTTGAGCGAGGACCAGTACAAGGCCTCGCCCTACTTTCGCAACGACATCCCCTACGATCCCGGCATGACCGAAGCGCGGGCGCAGGCCCTTGCCGCTTCCGACGATGCAAAGAAGGCGCGCGACTATTTCTCGCAGAAGCGGCCTTTCTGGTCCTTCGTCGGCGGACTTGGCGGGCAGGCCCTTGACCCGATCAATTATATCCCGGTCTTTGGTGAGGCAGTCCAGTCTGCACAGGTGGCGCGGTTTGGCTATGTCGGCGGCCGGCTACTGACGACGGCGGCCGATGCCGCGATCAATACTGGTGTCGCCAGCATTGCCACGGCCGGCGAGCGCGCCAAGTTCGGCGACGATGTATCCTGGCAGACGACGATTTCGCAGATTGCCACGGCTGCATTGCTGGGGGGTGCTTTCGGAGCGCTGCACGGGGTCATAGGCGGGCGCGCAGAGGCAAGGGCGCTATCGGAGGCAGATGCGCGCCTGTCCGACCTGAAGACCACGCAGGAGGCCCGCATTGCCCTGAACGAGGGCATTGATGCGGTTGTCCGAGGCGAGGATGTCAATCTGTCGCCGAACGCGACGGAGCCGCTTCAGCGCGTTGCTGACAGCCTTGGGCCGGTAGAGCCTTCAGCGCTGTTCGAGCCCAGTTCGCCAGAAAGCCGGCAGGCGGCCATTGATCGGATCGTCAACGAGGACATGCCTGTGGGGGCCGCTCCTCCGCAGCCTGTCAGCCTTATGCAATTCCTTGCCTCGAAAAGCGTGGGCGGCATCAAGGATGATGGCGGCGAGTTGGCCACGATGGGGCTGTCCCGCAAGTTCGTTCCGGGCGGTGGCGCGCTCGTAACGAAGCGCGGCAAGGGCCTCGATTATGCGCGTGAAGCCGCTGCGGAAGCCGGGTTCTTCGACCACATCTATGGCGACCCAGAGACGGCGGTAGCGAAGTCAACGACCCGCGACCTTCTGGACATGCTGTCTGCGGAACGTGACGGACAGCCCGGTTTCTCCAACCGCCTGGATGGCGGCCGAAAACTTGCTCATGAACAGTTCGCTCACGACCAAGGCGCGCAGGACAGTTACCGCCGCGTGCTTGATGAGGTAAACGGCGCACTGGATACGCTCGGCATCGAGCACAAGGTTGACGACAACATAATTCGCCGGGCGGCTCAACTGACCGGCCAAGATAACCTTGATCCAGCGACCGCACTTGAACATGCGATCTATGAGGATTATCGTAAATTTGCCGACGCCATGGATGAGCGCGGCCAAGGATTTTCCAATGAACCAGCCTTCAACATCCCCTTCTTCGATGAACCCGGCTCAGCATCTAGAGCAGGCCAAGATGTTGGAGCGCAGGGCAGCAACGGCGCACAAGGACGACGCGGAACAAATGCGCCGGATAGCGAGCAATTTGCGCGTTCTAGCAGCAATGCAGGCCAAGCGCGCGTAGATACCGCCAAGGCTGCGCCCGAACCGCTGCCCGAGGGCCACGCCAAGGCCCAAGCATCCATCGCCAAGCCAGAAGACGCCAAGACTCTCGCCGCTCAGTACGGCGTCGATGCCAACACCGGCGCCTTCAAGGAAGAAGCCGACATCACGCAGCTTGCGGACGAAGGCCGGCTGACAGAGCAGGACGTGGCGACAATGGCCCAGGCGCACATGGATTACGAGGTGGCAGAAGGCTATGCCGAAGCGCTCAAGTCGGTAGCCAACTGTTTGATATAGCAGCGAATTTCTGCTAGATTTCCTCATTGTTTGTGAGGCACAAAATGACCAACAAAAAAGAACAAGTTCTGACAGCAGCAAAGCTGAAGGAACTGTTTTCCTACGACCCAGAGACGGGCCACTTCACCCGCTTGAAGCGTGGCGGCTCTTCGGGGAAGAATGTTTCCAAATGGCAACCCGGACAGATCGCCGGGTCAATCACCAATCGAGGCTATATCGCCATCCGAATTGACGGGTACTCCTATTCGGCCCACCGGCTGGCCGTCCTATACATGACGGGCGAGTGGCCCAAGGATAGCGTGGACCATAGCGACGGAGACTTCGCCAACAACGCGTGGGGTAACCTTCGCGAATGTACGCACGCGGAAAACCTCCAGAACATGAAAATACCCACAAACTGCACCAGCGGTTACGTGGGTGTCTACTGGAAGCAGCATAAAACGAAGCCTTGGGTGGCGACCATTACGGTGGAAGGAAAGCGCACCTTCCTCGGACATTACCCAACGCCACAAGACGCGCATACCGCTTATCTCGCAGCAAAAGCCAAGATGCATCGGTTCCAACCTGTTCCGCGAGAAATGGCCGCCGCATGAAAATCCGCTACAAGATCGGCGATGCCTGTTTCAATGCGGCCAACGCAGCTTCGGGCCAAAAGCTCAACCGCGAAGAGATCGAAGCCGCCTTCCAGCGCATGGCCGAATACAAGCAGACGCTACAGGCCAGCGGCAACATCGACGGCATGGCCGACAAGCTGGAGTCCTTTGCCGAACGGGAAGCAGAGCGCACCAAGATTGCGGCGGCCATGCAGCGCCGTCACGCCGCCCTGAACATCCTTGTTCGCGACCGTCTTGACCAGACCGTCACCGGTTTCATCAATGCTGGCATGTCGCCGCGCAAGGCGCTCCTTGCCGTTCTGGAGGGCACGCAGCGGGGCATCGAGGGCGGACGCAACTCGGTCGGCGCGCTGAACATGGCCTATGAGGCCCGCTATATCGGCGGGTTGTTCGGTGAATTGCAGGCCAAGTCGCCGCATCTCATGCATGCCTTGCGTGATCCGAAGCTTGACGCCGACATCATGCGCGAGATGGCGGAACTGAAGGAGGGCGGCAAGCCTGGCATCACCGGCAACAAGGACGCGCAGCTCGTCGCCAAGACATTCGCCACCTATGCCGAGATGAGCCGCACCGATCTGAACAAGCTTGGGGCATCGATCGGCAAACTGGACGGCTGGGCCGGTGCGCAGACGCATGACGACATGAAGATGATCGCAGCTGGTAAGGAAGCGTGGATTTCTTCCATCCTGCCTAAGCTTGATCTTGCTCGCACGTTTCCCGATGTGAGCTCGGCCGGCGAGATAGAAGAGGCGCTTTCCGGCATCTATGACACGCTCGTTACCGGCATGCCGAACAAGCCGACGCCGAAGGAATTGGGACAGCGCGTCAACCCGGCCAATCTGGCGAAATCGCTCGGTAAGTCTCGCGTCCTGCATTTCAAGGATGCAGATGCGGCCCTGTCCTACCGCGATGAATTCGGCTTCGGCACCACGACGTCTGGCATGGTGGCGCATCTGCGCTCTGCCTCCCGGATGGCAGCCAACATGGAAGCGCTCGGGCCAAATCCGGAATTGATGTTCGGCTCACTGGTGGATGGCCTGAAGCGCTCGATCAAGGAAGACGCAAGCCTCTCGCCGGCCGAGAAGATCAAGCGCATGAAGGGCCTGACGACGGACGCAGGCCAGTTGCGGCATGCGATCGACATCTCAACCGGCATGATCTCTCGCCCGGTTGATGTTACGGCAGCCAAGATCGGCGGCGATATCCGCGCCGTCCAGTCGATGGCTAAGCTTGGGGCCGCCATCTGGTCTTCGATGTCGGATACCGTGACGGCGGGGCTTGCCTCGCAGTTCCGTGGCTCCGGCTTCTTCAAGGGCTTCGTTGCCCAGCTTGACGGACTTCGCCATGGTAGGCCGAAGGGCGAGATGGCGGAGATATCCTACCTGCTGGGCGAGGGCTTCGACGGCATCATTGGCCACATCGTTTCGCCGGCAGCGGCGGTGGACGGCCCAGTTGGTCGCCTCTCGAAAGCGCAAGAGACGTTCTTCCGTTGGAACGGCCTATCCTGGTGGACCGACATCCAACGCGCTTCGGCTGGTCGTATGATCTCGGCAGAGATGGGCATGAGGGCAAAGGCAGCCTTTGCCGATCTGCCGGCGAACTATCGCCATGTGCTTGGCCTGCATGGCATCGGCGAAAAGCAGTGGGAGGCCATCCGCAAGATCGAAGGGCGGGACATCGGCGGCAAAGCCTACATCACGCCGGATCAGGTTCGCAATCTGCCCGATGAGGCGGTGGCCGGTCTGGGTAAGGATGCCGACACTGCCAGGCACGATCTGGAAATGGCGCTGCACCGCTTCGTCGCGGATGAGACATCGTATGGCGTGATCGAGACCGATGCGCGCTCTCGCCGCACGACGACGTGGGGCACCCGTCCCGGCACGCTGGCAGGCGAAGGCATCCGCTTCATCATGCAGTTCAAGGGCTTTCCGATCGCTTTTTCCCAGCGGGTAATCGGCCGCGCCGCCTTCGGCTTCAGGCAAGGCGCAAAATTGGAGCAAACCGCCCATATCGGCACGCTCATCGCCGGTCTGACGATGGCCGGCTATGCCGCGATGACAATGAAGGATTTGACCAGGGGATATTGGCCACCGCGAGACCCGACCGACATCAAGACGTGGGAGGCGGCCTTCGTTCAAGGCGGCGCAGCCGGCATCTATGGCGACTACCTCTTCGGCCGCGTCAATCGCTTCGGCTCCGGTATCGCAGAGACCGCCATGGGGCCAGCGCTCGGCACGGCATTCGATGCGATGGATCTGATCCTGAAGGCGAGGGACGCCAGCATAAGCGCGGATGAACAGGTGAAGCTCGCCGACTGGCTGAACTTCACGACACAGAACACGCCGTTTGCGAACCTGTTCTATGTGCGGCCGGCGTTGGATTTTCTGTTCCTGAACTCAATGCGGGAAGCAGCAAGCCCCGGCTTCATGCGCAAGACTGAAAGCAAGCGGCGCACGCAATATGGGCAGCGCAGCATCATGCCCAAGCCACTGACGCCGTTCAACTGAGCAGGCCGGCACCTATCACCGCAAGCACGGCAACACCGGCCATCATCTGGAGCCATCGCTTCAGGAGCAAGTCAGCCTCTCGGAGACCGGCGGCGATATAGCCGGTTCCCCACAGGAAGCCGAGAAGCCAGACGGCGAATAGCACAGCCGGATTGACGGAGCCGATCAAGAGGCTGGCGGCAAGCGACCACGCCACGGCGAAGGATATGAACGCGACGAACTGGTTCAACGGCGCAGAAACCGTAGGCCGGAACCGATCAGGATGCCGACAAGGCACCAGGCCCACGGCTCTCGCGTTCTTGCGAGCCAGTAGGAAAACGACAGTCCATCACCTTGGGCGAAGAAGCCCACGATCACCAGAAGCACCGCCCCGATAGCCGAGGCGATCACAAAGTCTAAAGCGGCCGATTTCTGCATTGCCGCGCACTCAACTCCAAAACCCAGAATTTCGCAAGGCCGCTTCTCTCGGAGCGGTTTATTCATGGAGCCTGCCCAGTGACCAGCATCCAGATCGACCGCACTGACGGGCTCTCCAGCTCGACCGCGATCAAAGGCCCGTGCCTCGTCGCGACGACCGCGAACATCACGCTTTCCGGTGAGCAGACCATCGACGGGGTGGCAGTGGTCACGGATGACCGCGTGCTGGTGAAGAACCAGACGGCGGGCGTAGACAACGGCATCTGGAAAGTCTCGACTGGCGTCTGGTCGCGCACCAAGGATTTCTCCGGCAATCGCGATGTCAAGACTGGGACGATGGTCAATGTCGTCGGCGGCACCGTTGGTTCTGGCTGGTGGCAGGTTACGACTTCCGACCCGATCACCATCGGGACAACAAGTATAGCGTTCGCGCAGGTGCTTCAGCCATACGATGCCGACCTGGCGAGTTGGGCGCTCGTCACGCGCGCCGCCGGCTTCGATACCTTCACCGCAACGCCGTCGAGCGCCAACCTCCGCGCACTGATGACGGACGAGAGCGGCACAGGCCTCGCCTATTTCCAGAACGGAGATCTTGGAACGCCCTCGGCTGGTGTCGCTACCAATCTGACCGGTCTGCCGCTGACAACTGGTGTCACCGGCACGCTGCCAATAGCAAACGGCGGAACGAACGCGACCGCCGCTGATGCGGCACGGCTGAACCTTGTCCTCCCGACCTATACCACGCTGGCCCTTCTTCCAGGCCTGGACACCACTAAGGACGCCCTAGCCTATGTGACCGACTTCGGGCAGGAGGGCTGGTTCAAGTGGGATGGCTCTGACCTGTCCACGCGCACCGTCATCCAAAGTGTGACATCGACCTCAGTCGATAGCGGTACGGAGATCATCACCAAAGCAGGGCATCTGCTCTCGACCGGCTCAGGCGTCGTCCCGACCACGACAGTCAACGGCCTGACTTTGAACACCGTCTATTACGCCATCGTGATCGATGCGAATACCTTCAAACTGGCCGCCAGCCCCACGGATGCAATTGCTGGCACGGCAGTGAATCTGACGGGCACGACCAACTTCACGATGAAGCAGGTCCGTGATCCGCTCCAGCGCGTCTATGTCATCAAGACCGGCGGGCAACTGGACGGCACGGCTGGCGCATGGGTCAAGGCGCAAGGAGCGCAGGACCTCGGTATCAGCACGCCGAACTTCCACCGTTTCAATGACCGCCTTTTGCTCGGGCTTGGGGCTACCGGCTGGATGGGTGATTCATCCGGCATGGGATCGTCTGGCGCTGGCTCTTGGCTACTTGACGAGCAGGGCTCAGGTTCGGCCTTCAATATGTCGTATCTGCTTGTCGGCTCGGCACTGTCGTCTGTGACAAACCCTGTCGCCGGGTTCCCCCATGGCGGCATCCTCGGTGCGACACGTTCGCTTGATGGCGCCGATAGTCAGACCAGTTATTGGGGTGTGGCGGGCTTCTCGTCAGGTCATGCGACATCGGGCAGTTCGGTCGGCTGGGGCGGATATTTCGAAGGGGTAAAGCGATCCGGTTCGAACACCACTATGCAGGGCCTTGAGGTCGAGATTACGAACCTCAATTCGACGCCTGTCAACCCGGTCATCTCTCCGGAGAGTACCTATGTTCAGGGCCGCACCTTCGGCATCTTCATGGCATCCGGTGGTAGCAATGCCTCCCCGTCTGATGCTGACTCGGCATTTTTCATCGGGAACAACGGGGCGAAGTTCCGCACCGGCCTGACGTTCTATAGCAATGGCCTCACCAAGGACGCTTCGACCAACTACCAGCACGCAATCCTTCTGCCGACGAAGGGGCGCGTCGAATGGTACACGTCGGACGCGCTCGGCAACTATGCATGGACACAACATTCTGAAGTCAGCAACTCCGCCAATTCCCATTACTGGATCGCGCAGGATGGCGGCTTCTTCATGTATAACGTGAGTGGCGGCATCTACAGCCGCATCTCTACGAACACCAGCGCTTCCGGCAACTACGTCCACACGATCGCCTCGAACCCCGGCGCAGCAGTCCAGCTTGTTGCGGCTGGCGGCGATACCAACATCAACCTGATGCTCGGCGCCAAGGGGACGGGTGGTGTCATGCCGCCGTCGAACGACGCCTTTGCTCTCGGCTCGGCCACGGTATCATGGTCGGATCTGTTCCTTGCCTCTGGCGGCGTGATCAACTGGAACAACGGCAATTACACGGTCACCCATACCTCTGGCGTGCTGACTTTCTCTGGCTCGGTGCTTTCGGCAGGCGCTACTAGCGGCATCGGCTACGCGACTGGTGCTGGTGGCACTGTCACTCAAGGTACTTCCCGCACAACGGGTGTCACTCTCAACAAGGTGAGCGGCGCCATTACCATGTTCACCGCTGCCGGCTCCGCCACTCCAGCGTCGTTCACGGTAACGAATTCTGCGGTTGCTGCGACGGACACCATCATTCTCAACATCAAGTCCGGCGCGACCAATACGTACTTCTATTTCGTGACCACCGTGGCGGCGGGCAGTTTCGTCATCACGTTCTGGACGACTGGCGGAACGTCGTCCGACACCCCTGTGATCAACTTCAACGTCATCAAGGGCGTGGCGGCTTAACCGACTGCTGGCTTGTACTCCGGGTATCCAGCCAGATCGCCCCAAGCGCCAGAGCCTTCGGCTGGAGCCTTTCGACCCTCTCTGATCTTTTTCAACGTCTCAGCGTCAACTGAGGGGCGGGGCTCGAGAGTGTCTTTTTCTGTCATCAGCCTTTCTCGCATCAATTCACATCGATCTCAAGAGGTTCCCATGGGAACGAGAACACGCCTGGTTGGCGCGGCCGGGGCGCTGACGGCGCTTGGCACGCTCGCCTTCAACACGGTTGGCGGCTATGAGGGCCTTCGCCTTGTGGCCTATCAAGACGTGATCGGGGTTTGGACGGCCTGCAGGGGCGAGACAGCCGGCATCAAGAAGGGCATGCGCTTCACCCGCGAGCAGTGCGACGTGATGTTCATCGATTCCCTGACCAAGCATGAGGCTGGCATGCGGGCCTGCCTCAAAGACCCGGATGGCATCCCGGCCGAAATCTACGTCGCGGAACTCTCGCTCACCTACAACATCGGCGTCGGTGGTTTCTGCAAGTCATCCATGCCGGCAAAGCTCAATGCCAGGAACTATGTGGCGGCCTGCAACACGTTCGGTTCGTTCGTGAAGGCTGGCGGCAGGGTCATCAAGGGCCTTGTGACGCGCCGACTGCAAGAGGCGGCGCTCTGCCGGAAGGGCCTCCGCTGATGATGATCGCAACCGTCCTCTATGCCGGCCTCGCGACCATAGGCTCCATCGTCTGCCTGCTCATCGTCCTGTGGGTTCTTGCGGGCTTCTTCTGGGGGATAAAATGATTGCCGCCATAGCGCGCGCGCTCGGCATAGACAGCCTAATCGTCTATGCGGTCATAGCTTTGGCCGCTGGTGGCGGTTTCTTGCTCTGGAGCGCCCATAAATACAATAGCGGCTACGCCGATGGCTCGTCTCATGAACGCGCCGCATGGGTAGCGCAGCGCGAAGAGGACCAGGCTAAGCAGCTCGCTAAGGTCGCCGCCGATCAGCGCAAGATAGACCAGATCGAGGCCGACAATCTAGCGCTTCAGGGCCAGCTTGCCGAGACGCAAGCCGCGCTTGAAACCGCCATCCACACCGAAGGCGCGGACCAGAAGCCGGCGATGTCGAAGGGCGTTGCCAAAGCTGTGAACAGGACGGGCCGCCCATGAAAATCCTTCTCCTGTGCGGCGCGCTGGCGCTCTCTGGCTGCATGACGGATAGGCATTCTGTCCTGCCGCCCGTCACCGCGAAAATCCCGCAATCGCTCAAGCAAGCCTGCTCCGGCGTCGTCGCCATCCCTGAGCGCGACCTCACAGAGGGCGAAATCGCGCGGCTGTGGGCGAAGGACAGAACCTCATTGCTAATCTGCTCGCGGCGCCATGGAGCGCTGACGAAAGCAGCCTCCGTTTTGGAGGGAAAATGACGGTGGAAAAAGTGACCAATACTGTAGCCGCCGCCTCCGTCATCTCGCCGCTCTGGCTGCCTTCGCTCGCAGAGGTGTCGCAAGCCGCCGCGCTCATGCTCCCGATCCTAGGCTGCCTGTATCTGCTCGTCCAGCTCTACTGGAAAATCTCCGGCCGGGATCGCGACCGGGACTAAGCCTACCCTCCTCAAATCGAAGGAATACCGCCGTGGGTGAACATCCGCGCTTCTGGGTTGCGTTTTCGATTCTGCTGGCTTCGTTGGCCTTGGCCATGTTCATGTCTGTAGTCCTGACCATTCGTGCGCACGCTGCGCCGATGCCTTCCCCGCCCATTGTTCACATCACCAACGACGGCGGCGGTTCCGTCACGGAATACTATCAGCGCTACAAGGCGCTTTCGAACGCCGGAACCGAGATCCATTTCCATGGCTGGTGCATGTCCGCGTGTACCATGTTTCTGTTTACGGAATTCACCGGCATCAAGGCCTGCGCCGATCCTGGCGCGATGTTCGGCTTCCACAAGCCATTCCAGATGAAGGCCGACCGCAAGACCGTCCTGCGCACCAAGGCCGCCGTAAGGTCCGCTCGTCAGATATGGAGCCTCTATCTCGAAAGTTTGCCGCCCCTCCTGCGCCAATACCTGAAGCGCGTCCGCGTCCCATCCCCAACGGCGGGCGACGAGACAAACACCATGTTAATCATCCCGGCCGAGATGCTGCTTCCGAAATGCCCAATGACGGTGGCAGCGCAATGATCAGACTTTTTGTGCTAAATTTCGCCGGCCTCTGCGGATTGGCATGGGCTGCTTCCCTCGGCTACGTCCAGTTCGTCTTCACCCATGACGTGTCACACATCAGCTACCTGATCTCGGCGGTGTTCGCTGCCGCCATGGTGGGCGTCTTCCTCGGCAAGACCGGCCATCTGGAGCGCACAGAGGTCTGGCTGGTGACGCTCGGCCTCATCGGCAACGTCGTCGGCTTCATCATCGCTCTTCAGAACATCGACACCGGCTCGCTTGGGACCGCTGAGGGCGTCCAGAAGGTTGCCGCGTCTCTTCTGGCTGGCATGGGCGTTGCCTTCTGTAGCACGCTTGTAGGGGCCGTCTCGGCGCTCTGGATTAGCGTCAATGCCTGGGTGATCGGCAAATGACGCCGATTCTCGTTCGTGACTTGCTCATGAACATGCTTTTGGGCCTCACGGCGCTCGTCGTGCTGGTCCTCGCGCAGATCAACCCGATCGCCAAGAACAACCCTGACAGCACCAAGCCGCCCGGCGATATCATGGTCTGCATCTTCTGGCAGGGCGGCCATGATGTCGATCTATGGGGCGGCGATCCGAAAGACAAGAAGGCTGTAGGCTACTCGAACAAGAACGGCGAGGTTCTAGACCTTGTGCGCGATGATATCGGCAAGGACGCCTTGACCCGCCCGCGCACCGAATGCCAGTTCGCACGCGGCCTTCCCGATGGCCGCTGGGTGTTCAACATCCACGGTTTTTCCATCACTCAGCCGGAAGTCATGGTGCACGCCGAAATCCGGCTTGGCGGGGAGTTCGGCTTTAGCCTGCTTCTCGAACGCGATCTAACCATCAAGCAGCGCCAGGAACGCACCATAGCGCAGTTCCGTTTGGCTGGCGGCAAGGTTGTGCCGGGATCGGTCAACGAAGTTTTCGTCCCGTTGAGGTCGGCCCAATGATCCACGCATCGGTCTGGCTAGGCCTGTCGCTTCTGCTCTGTTTCTACTCATGGCTCGCGGGAAAACGTCTAGCGGCTCTGTTCTTGCCTCTCTCCGTCCTCATCGCCGCTTTTGCTCTCTGGGTGCCTACAGGAAGCCCGCGCTTCACGCCGCCGCCTGCCGGCAAGTACACAGTTCTTGGCGCTCACATCGACGTTGACGTGGCTATCTATGCCCTTCTAGACGATGGCAAGGGCGAGCCGCGATACTATCGGCTGCCGTACTCCACCAGCCAGGCTAACGCGCTCCAAGCCGCCCAAGACGGCGCAGAGGGCGGCCAAGGCGTGCAAGCTACCGTCGATGGCGAGGGCGGTGTCGCGTATGACGGCGAGCCGCCGCCTACGGCCGACGAAGCCCCCAAGGTGCCAGAGGCTCCGGCCCTCTCTATTCCGTAGACCCTCCCGTCAACAGCATAGGGACCAAACCGCATGGGTGCTCCACCCAAGTTTTCCGATGCCGACTTGCTTCTTCATTGGGAGCAGACCGGCAATATCCGCGAGACGGCCCGACGATTGAAAGTCAAATACAACGCCGTCTATGAACGCCTCATCAAAGGCAATTTCATCCAAGCCGCCACCTTCGACCCAGGCCGCGGCAGCTTCACGTCAAGGACCATCCCAGAGGGGATAACCCTCATCGTTCCCGATCTCCAGGCGCCCGCACATCATCCAGACGCGCTGGCCTTCCTCTGCGCGGTGCGGGACAAGTTCAAGCCCCTCAACACCGTCTGCATCGGCGATGAGGTCGATCTGAACTGGCTCTCCGACTTCGCCAAGCTCCCCGAGGTCGATCAATCGCATAGCGAATGGGCCGCCGCGCAAGCCTTCATGCGAGCGTTCTATGCGGAGTTTCCCGAGGGCGTCTCATGCGTGTCGAACCACGTTGAGGGCCGCCTGGCTAAAGCCAGAACACGCGGGCGCATACCTCCTGCCTTCCTTCGGCCGGTTGAGGATCTTCTGGACGCGCCGGTCGGCTGGAGCTGGCACAGTTCCATCAGGATGGGCGACATCCTCATCCGCCACGGCCACAGAGACACCGCTGGCCTCAAGCGCGTCATCGTTGAGGAAATCCCCGCAGAGCACGGTAGGCACCTTTCCCTGCTGATCGGGCATTTCCATTCGCGCATTGGTGTTGCGACCCCGGATATCAAGATCGGTGAGAAGTTCTTCTGGGGTGCGTTCACCGGCTGCCTTGTCGATCCCCGGCATCCGTTCTTCTCCTATTCCAAGGGCACCGAAAAGCTCGGGACCGTTGTCCTGGTTCATGGCCGCGTGGTGCCGGTAGCAATGTCACTTGATGAACGCGGGCGCTGGACAGGTGTTCTATGAGCGAAAGAGTTCGGGTCCGTGTCTCCACCGATGGTAAGCAACCCTGCTGGGAGCTTTTGGTCGATAACCTCAAGGTCTGCGATCTCACCTACATCGAGACGCTGGAGCTTGGCCTGCAAATCATGAGCAGCTTGCGATGGATCACGGAAGCCCTACCCAGGAAGTAGCCTTCGACCAGACGGACGAGCTGGCGAGATGGCTATTCAACCTCGCTGACCCATCTGGCATCTGGGCCGCCGAGGACGAATCCACTCGCCTGCATTTCCGCCGCCAAGCCCAGCAGAAGCTAACGGCTGACCGCTCCTTGCCCCGCTCTATCTGGCCTGCTGGGTGAGGGGGATTTGCGTTTGAGCGCTGGAAATGCTAGGTAATTCTGGAACGGTCAGGTTCTTTCAAATTTTCGCTGGGCTGCTCTCGTCTCCCTGGCAATCAGATGCGAGAGGGCGGAACGGGCTTCCGCCGCACCGGTTCGTCCGGTTAGTAAGTGTCCGGCGCTGCAGCGTCGTGAATATGGTCTGATCTAGACCCAGGCACCAAGAGATGCAGGAAGTTGCCGCCCTGCCTCGCACTCCACCTCTCCCCGCGCTATATCCCTTCCCATGCCCCATCAGGCGAACAGCAAGCCGGCTCGATCATCGACGCCCCGAAGCTCTGGCATCGGAACCTCAACGACATCGGTCCTGTCTATCGGGCCAGTCGGCCGATACTGCTCCGGTATCCTGGCAAGCTCTGCCTCCGTCATCTCGCGCAGCACCTTCACGCGCTTGATGAGCGTCCCGCGCTTGAAGAAAGTCGGGAATGCATCGAAGTCAACGCCAGCGCCAGCCAGCATCGCCAACTGGTCATCGGCATGCTTCTCATGCAGAGCCTTGGCCGAGAAGTGATGACGCGCCGCCATCTGAATGGCGTTCTTCCTCGCGTCCATCTCGCGCCAGTAAATGGCCTTTGCGGCGTCCTCCAGGCTTACAGCGAAGGCTCTGGAGTCGAACTCGGGAAACTGCCGCTCCACGAACGCCTCAAGCCCGTTGGCCATCGCTGCCCTGTAGAACAGATGTGTGGCCTTGGAGGCGGTTCGGCTGGCAAGTTTCTGGAACTTCCCGCCATGCGCAAGCTCGCTGGTCGGCACCGGCTCCCAAAGCACTAGCGATATCTCATCGGACTGGGTATAACCAAGAGCCGCGCCGAACTCAGTCACCAGCCCTTTCGCGGTCTCGATCATGGCGGCCGACATGCGCCGGTCAAATGGCCGCTCCATGCCCTTGGTGAACTTGGAGAAGCGGTTGCCGTCGATGCGGATATAGACGGCCTGACCGGGCAACCCGCGCCTGCTGGTCTCAGCACCCTCGATGCTCTTCAGGTAGTCGCCTAGCGTGTCCATCTTCATTTCCGTGTTATACCCTCCGCATGCCCCTCTACGAAGTCTCCATAGTCGAAAAGCAGCCCAACGGCTCCAACCTCATCCGGGTATTGCTGAAGACAACGGATGTAGAGGAAGCGAATATGCTGATCGAGGCCTTGAGGCAAGACGGCGTGAATGCGAAGGTTACCGTGTTTCTGCCGAGGAAGCGGTAG